AAGAAAGCCTGAACAAGTAGTCTTTACAGACAAAGCCACTAGAAAGATTGTAAATAAGACTACAGAGTTCGCTGAAAAATACTCTTCTGCTATACCCATTGTTCAATCCGAAAATTTTAGGTTCAAGCTGGCCAAAATAAGCGCAGCAATTGCCGCCAGGACTTTCAGCACAGATAAAGAATACGAAAAGCTAATTGTAGAGACAGACCATGTTAACTGTGCTGTGTCACTATTGAACTCTTTTTATACTAAACCTAGTATGAACTATGACCAGTTTAGCCAAACTACATCTGCTGCTTCTGTAGTAGCTGAACCAGATAAAGTTGATGAAGCTTTAAAGACTTATGGTAAGGATGAGTTAGCTATTGTAACTGGCCTGCTTGAAATGCACCAAATCTCTGTCGATGCTTTAGCTGATTATGTGGAAGACCCCTTGAATACTAAAAACATGGTAGGTGATTTAGTTCGAGCTAGATGCTTATATAGAGTAGAAGGGACAATATACTATAACAAGAGTCCTGACTTTATAAAACTATTACGTAAAAAGCAGAAGGAATTATTAAGGAGAAAGAAGAATGGATGATTGTCTAATTAAAGAACCTGCTGATGTGCTTCAAATAATAGAGTTGTTCAAGAAGCAGAAAATAGTAAAAGGTGATCTGTTGAGTATGTTAGAAACTAGTATAGCAGAAGTACGTGATATGGTACTAACAGCTGTAGAAGTAGTAAATTGGCGTCAGTGGTTCTTAAGAACAGGCTTTATAGTGTACAGTATACTATCAGAGTACAAGTTCGACGAGCTACATTTTGCAAAGTTCTTGTTGGGTAAGCATAAGCTATATGGTATGAAGCCACTTCTGGGCTGGAGAGAGTTGGGGATATTGATGAGGCTTGACTCTAAAGTAGCTCGGTTAATCAATATCACAAATAGTCAATCAGGTGTAAATCTAGGCGATGAGACGGTAGAAGATACATTAAAGGACTCACTCGGTTATTGTATTTTGGGATATTTACTGACATGTCAAAACAGAAAAGAAAAGTAAAACTACATACAGAAAAGAGAAAACGCTTAAACGAGACCAGGTTGGGTATTACAAGAAAAGTACGAGTGGCTCAGTTGGATTATTATATCACTGTGAACTTTTTTGAAGATACTGATAAACCCGGAGAAGTGTTTATAAAGATTGCCAAGGAAGGCAGTACCATAGCTGGATTGATAGATGCTTTATGCACAACCATCAGTATTGCTTTACAATATGGAGTTAATTGGGAAGTACTCGGACAAAAGTATTTGCAGACTATCTTTGACCCACGCGATGATGAGGCTAGTTCATTAGTTGACAGTATTGCTAAGTCCATAACAAAAATTATTGAATTAAGAAAGGAGCTACTAAAATGATCTCACCAAAAGAGATACATAATCTAGAGCAAGGAATGCAGGAGTTTAAGGATTACTTTATTCCAACACTTAAAACTTTTTTTGAAGGATTAAATGAGAATGGTTTTACAAGAGAAGAATCTTTTAGACTCACAGAAGAGTATATGCTAGTATTCTTGTCTAGAGCTTTTACTAATAATTCATAATAATCTAGAAAGGGAGTAATTCAAATGAATGTAGATGATATACAGAATGAAATTGTAGTACCCGAACATCCCATAGTAGATATTTTTATCCTACAAGAAGGTTTGATGAAGACTTATGACCAAATTGAGAGGTTAAATAAGTTATATGTACCTAGTCCGCCCTACTACATAGATGATGTTAAGGTGCAAGTCCGTATTAAGGATATGTTTTGGCGCACTACCGAAGAATTAGCTGAGGCTATGGAAGTTTTACCTCCTCTGCCTCAACTATGTAGATGGAAACAATTTTGGGATATTAGTCCTACAATAAGACACTTCTTTGAAGAATTATCTGATGCTTTGCATTTTTTAGTAGAAGCTTCTATTATAGCAAATTTAGATCCTTCTTCAGAAGTAGAACCTTTGTTTGATTATCCCGAAGTAGCTTTTAATGCAAATGATGATTTAGATATAGGACAACTTGCAGCAAATATAATTTTCAGTATGGGTCTTGCTGCTAACATACTCAAAAACAAACCATGGAAACAAACTCAAATGCCTACTGACGTTGAAAAGTTCAAAAATAAGCTAATCAAAGTATGGGCAGACTTCGCTACATTGTGGCAAGAACTGCAGTGTTCCATAGAAGATGTTTATAAACTATATGTTAAAAAGCATGATGTTAATGTATGGAGACAGAACACGCACTACTAAAATGAGAAAAATCTATAACAATATAACACAGCTTTCAAAAAGCTTATTGCCTTATATGCTGGGCAGCTCCGGTGGCGTAATTAAATCTAATGCTTATCATATATTTGATGTGCTACTACAGAGTAAGACTTGTGAATATGATATAGACCTGGGACTAATAACGGGACACACTAAGAACAGGTGGACTAAATTGATTAGTCAATATATAGACAGAACTAGACTAGACAGTTTTATTGAATTAGCTAGGGGTTTAGATAATCAATGTAGCGTAGCTATGCAGTTTAAAGCTGTTACACCTAGGAAACTACATCATCAATATGGCAACTGTCTGTTAGCTATAGTATATAGTAATAACACTCTTACTTTGTTTAGTAGAACATGCTATGTAGGGTATATGAGCTACTTTGATTTGGCTTTGGCGCATAAGATAGCTTGTACAATAAAGGACCCAAAAGATATACGCTTTAAATGGTACATATCAGATTTACAAGTAAGCTTTCTTCGTACATTGCAGGTCATCATGTTAGATAAAGACCTTAACAAAAAACTAGTTCAATTATCAAAACATCCTAAAAAGCTTGCACAAAGTAGTGTATCCTGGCAAAGAATTGTAGGAGTTTATAGGCGTAGATTCTTATATCATTATGAAAAGTCGGGTGATAGTATATTAGAAGAAATAAAGTATGGGCCTACTAAGAGATATGTCAAGAAGTGGCTAATTCTTCAAAATAAACTCCCGGGTACTTATCCCCAAAGTTTTACAGTAAGAGAGCTTTCATTATGAATAGAAGAGGTAAATTGATTAGACTCGATAGACTTAGAAATCCAGATTGTAAGCGATGTAGCTTATATAAGTCTACAAAACATGTCTGTATATTAGGCAAAGGAAATGTAATGGCTTCAATAATGTTAGTAGGTGAAGCTCCAGGAGCTGCTGAAGAGAGAACAGGAAAGCCATTCATGGGCAGAGCCGGAAAGCTACTTGATAAACTACTGGTGTCTTTAAAGCTGCAGAACAAGGTGTATATTACAAATCCTGTACATTGTAGACCGCCTGATAATAGAAAGCCTACAAAGCAAGAGATAGAAGCATGTAGGATATATTTCGACGGCGAGCTTAATATCATAAAACCTAAAACCATAGTTCTGATGGGTAGAACAGCAATTGAGTCTTACGGATTTGGGCCTGAAGTGAATGCAGGCAGTAAGCCCTTTCTGTTCGACGAGACTTGGTACATTATTCCAACCTGGCATCCTTCGTATTGTCTCAGAAGAGGTAAAGCTGCTACTCATGATTTATTTAACGCTCTGCTACGAGCAAAAGAAAGGGGTTGAGAATTATGTTGGTACTCAGTAGAGGAATAGGAGAATCAGTACAAATTGGAAATGATATCACTGTGGCAGTAGTAGATGTACGAGGAAACAGGGTACGTTTGGGCATTATTGCACCGAAGAAAGTTTCTGTACACCGTCAAGAGATTTATCAGTCTATTAAGAAAGGAGTTAAGAATGAGAATTTACACCAATCCCTATGAAGCGATGCGGGAGACAGAACGAGAACTCTGGGAAATGGCCATTGAAGTTCACCCCGAAACTATGCAGGATAAACTGGTTAGAGACAATCCCGATTATCTAACTAAAGAGATACGTGGCTATGCTTTTAAAATCAAGGACTGGCAGTGGAACATTACAGATATTAAAAGAGTGATGAAGTACTTTTTTAGAGAGGAAGCGGATGATGTTCTTACTTATGTGCTAGTAGAATTCAGAGAGCGCGTTTCTGGCAAGGTCTATAATCCAGGCAAAGCATACTTACACAGACAGCAACTGTGGAAAGAATATCTACATGAGGGTAAGTTCGCTTATACTTATTCTGAAAGGCTTGCTCCTCAAATAAAGATTATACTACATGAGTTACAAAAGCACCCTGAAACTAGACAGGCTATCCTTAACATCCATAGTAATATCAGACCCGTAGAAGGAGATGTTTGGCCGTCTGATGATTTGCTTAATATAGGCGGAGCTGGAAGAGTGCCATGTAGTATGTACTATCAAATTATGATACGAGAGAAGAAGGTAGACCTTGTATACTGCATGCGCTCATGTGATTTTTTACAGCACTTCCCTGTAGATATAAGCCTAGCATTACTAATACAAGATTGGTTTGCTGATAACCTAAAATTGCTAACAGGTACTTTTACCTACTTTGTGGGAAGTTTACATGCTTACCACAAAGATTTGAAAGAACGGGAGATATTCTGAAATGTTTAATGAAAGACCAAAACGAGAGACAATTTATATGAAGTTTGCTTACCTATGGGCAGCTCGTTCCTTATGTAAGCAAGAGAATCGTAAAATTGGGTGTGTTATAACTACAGAGGATATGCGACTAGTTCTCTCAACCGGGTACAATGGGCCTCCTAGGCCATTAGGTAATTCAGCTTGTAGAAACATCCCTGGCGATTGTGGTTGTAGTCACGCAGAGGCTAACGCTATTGCTATGGTGGACGGCACTATACCCGACAAAATTATGTTTGTCACCATGGCACCCTGTGAGTATTGTGCTAATCTAATTGTTCAATCAAACATTTTTAAAGTATTCTATTGTGAGCCTTATAGGGACAGTAGAGGTTTAGATAGGTTAGAAGCATGCGGCGTGATAGTAATAAGAATGGCCTACCCCATTTAAAAGGTAAGGTAGTATCAATAGACACAGAAGCTACAGGGCTAGATCCTTATCACGGAGACAGAGTGTTCTGTTGGTCTTATTTTACAAGTAAGGGCGAATGGGGTTTTATGCATAAGACTTCTAAAAACCTTCAATGGCTAGAAGATTTGTTAAATGACAGTAGTAAACATATAGTATTTCACAAAGCCAAATATGACCTGCAGATGTTATATTTTGAAGGTATTGATGTTTTCAATCTTAAATCAGATATTCACGATACTATGATTATGTCCAAGGTTCTTAATTCAGTAGAGAAGCGACACAATCTACGGTATCTCTCTCAAAAACATTTATCAGTGAATACCTCTGATAAAGATGATATTGAAGATTGGATAAAAGCTAATAAGCGAGCCTTTACCAAACAACATGGTAGGCCACCTAATTTTAGTGATGCTCCTAAGGAGCTTGTCAAGAGAAGGGTTATGTGGGATGCTCAGATGACTTTCTGGTTATTCAATAAGTTATATCCCCAGGTTCAAAAGATATGTCCTGGCTTATATGAGACGGAAAGGAAACTAATCTTTGTTTGCCTGGACATGGAACTAACAGGCATAACCATTGATATATCACGAGCCGAGAAATTGAGAAGCCAAGCTTTACACAGTCTCAGTAAATTACAAACAGAGCTTAACAAACTTGTATGTCCTCTAACTATAGAATATGGTAATAAGACAGAAGTTGTTAAAGAGTTCAATCCTAACAGTCCTTTAAAACATCTTCCAGCCGCTTTCAAGAAGTTAAAGCTCAAGCTTAAATATAGAACTAAACCGAAGAAGAATAAAAAGAAAGGTGTTAAGACTGGTGGCGGTAACTGGTCATTTGATGAATACTCCTTAATCAGATACACCTCAAAACCGCTAGCAGAAGTTTTACAACAAGCTAGTAAAGAGAATTGGTCTTTTGGTAAATTTTATAGCACCATACACAGGGTTGTAGCCAAACACAAACTATCAAAAGCCGAACTTCTACCTGCCCTTGTACTGAAATACAGAGAACTTACTAAATTAGTATCTACCTACTATAATCATCTTATTGAAGATTGTACTAATATTCACACAACCCCAAATGGTACTAAACTAGGTATACTACATTGTAAATTCAATCAGAGTGAAGCCTCTACTGGTAGATTCAGTTCATCAAAACCTAACCTACAAAACATGCCCAGATTGTTGGGGCCTCGTGAATGTTTTGTGCCTCGTAAGGGTAGAAAGTTTTGGTTAATAGATTATGCTCAGGTAGAGATGAGATTTTATACTCACTTCGCCAAAGATAAAAAGATGGCGGAAAGAATTCCTACTGATTTGCATAGAGGTACAGCTTCTGAGATGTACAAAAAACCACCTGAGCAGGTCACACATGAAGAAAGAGAAAGAGCTGCTTCTATAAATTTCGCAGTTATTTATGGGTCTGGTCCTGCTACTATGGCTGAGACTTTATCGCGTAGAGGTTCACCTACTACTCAATCTGAAGCAGTACGATTCATAAATAAATATCATAGTATATATCCTTCTGTTCGTAGAACTGCTAGAGAACTATCTCGTCAGTTAATCTCCCAGGGTTATATAACTAACCCCTTCGGCAGAAGATATTATATACCCAGCAAGTTCAGCTATAAAGCTCTTAACTACATGTGTCAGGGTACTTCTGCCGACTTAATCAAACAAGTTATGGTTAAGGTTTGGACTTGGCTACGCAAAAATGGGTTCAAAACCAAAATACTCTTAACCATACATGATGAGCTTGTATTTGAGGTGCCCCACTCAGAGGAGCAAGTAGTAGTACCAAAATTAGTTGAGATGATGGAAGACAGAAGTTCTTACTTCATACCCATCACTGTAGGAGTAGATGTCGCTAAGAAGAACTGGAATAGGAAGGTGAAATATGAAGTTACCCCAAGTTTATGAAGATCTACATAAAAGAGTACTAGCCAATAAAGATTTACGACTGTATCACGATGTTTATTACAGTTGTGACTGGAATCTTTGGGATGTCTGGACACCATCAGGATATGGGATACAGAAAATTCCTTTCCTGCAGGGTGTTTATATCGACTTTAACCATCTGGAAGATACAAAAGAATTATTTCACAAGTATTGGAACAGAAGTAGTTTTAGAACCAAAGGGTTTGCTGTTACTTTTCATTTTGGTAACATCATCCAACAAAAGCCAGAGATTTTAAAGCTCATAGATCAACTAAAACTACAGGGAAATAAAGGCAGTAAAGAAGCCAGGCAGATTAGAACCAAGCTAAGAAAGTTAGGACACAGTGGGGGTTTAATTGATACTAAAAAAGCTACGGGGGGTTTATGCATTACTTCTATTATATTCAGAGCAAGTCCCGTGAGGGAGATCTACCCTCTTGTAACTTTTAGAACTGTAGAAATTACTAGAAGATTATTAGCTGATATAATGTTGGTTGAGAATGTTTTTAGACAAGTTCTCTCAGACTGTTATCAATACATTAAGAAGGTGGAAATAAACTTTGGTATTCCTTGGGTGGCTAACTATAATCTTATACTTGTCAAGAATTTATTACCTGTCGCAATTAAGTCTTTACATCCCAGCTTAAAATCTTATTTGAAAATCAACAAAGAAGTTAACTATACAGCGCATAAAAAAGCCCAGGAGTTGTCTAATAAATTTAGTAGCTCCCCCATGATTATAAATGGAAAGGTACAAGCTGAATTCAGGAAGTTCAAGTTCCGTCCTCTGATTAAACGAGGCGAATAATTTTTTAGTCTGAAAGGTTTACGAGTTTTCGTTATAATAAAGTTGGCTCAGGAAGAGCTCTGCCCGGCAGTCCTCCCGCAATTGCGTTGCTCCGGCTGCTGGGCTTTTTTATATACCCTCATTTTTAGGCCAAAAATGGCTGTTTTCGGTCAAAATGGCCGTTTTTGATATCAAAAAGGCTGGTTTTTTGTAGAAACTCAGAGAGTCTCGTAAGTCTTTATTTTGCAAGTATTTACGTGAATTGTAATTACTTAGGTAAGTTCTTACTTTACAAGCACTTACAACGATTTTTGAGATGCCCACGGGTATAATTATACCCATATTTAATTTAATAAAAATTTACCCAAAATTTTTTGCTACGTAAGTGCTTGTTTTGCATAGGTTTATCAAAACCCTGAAAATTTTTTTGTAAAATTTCATTTACATACCCCCTTTCCTATAGTATAGTATAATTGTAATTTAAAATTGAATACTTAATTTTAAGGAGCAACGCAATGAAAACTTATTATCTCACAATCTGGTACACTCAAAGCAAACATCCAATTTATTGGCAAACTGTAAAAAGGTACATGGGTAAAGGTGAATTCTTAGGGGTAGGCGCAGACCAAAGCGGTTCCTACATAGCCTTCGGATTTCCGACTGAGAGAACTGCAGAAAACGCTAAAAAGAGGTTAGAGAAAAGTGATATCGAAGGCATAGTTGATATTGATATTGAAAGCTAAAAATTTTATCAGGGAGCAACGCAAATGAAAACTCAAAAACGACAAGCAATCAAAGACAAAATCTTCGCCGACACACTTTCAGTTCGCAAAGGTATCTACACAGCAAAGTGGACGTATTTTTACTCACACGGTAAAACGGCGGAGTACTACAAAAAAAGAGTACAGGAACAACTTGAAGGTGCTGAAATTTTAGAATTCGGAGATCACTGGCACGCATTCTGCGGTGGAGCAAAAGCTGGTTCCGCCAGGGACTCGTACTTCTGGGTAACATTTAAATTAGCATAAAAGTCTGAAACTAAAAATTAAAAGGGAGCAACGCAAAATGGCAACTACAAAAACAAAAACAAATCATACGGCACACATAGCACATAACGTCTGCAAAGCACTAGCTAAGCAAATAGAAGAGGCTAAGGATCCAGACGAGAGAGCCAAACTGGAAGTACTATACGAAATAAATTCAGGTATTAAATCTACGGCATATAGTTTGGAGAGTAACCTACTAAAAGCCATAGAGAGATTAGAGGACGCACTTTCAGATTTAAGAGAGCATAGGGTTAGTTCCTTAAATACCTGCGGTCTGCTTCAAGGGGTCGAGGAACAGGTCATGTCTGACTTGGGCAAGCTGGTAGGACTTTACGAAGCAAGAGATTATGCTGAAAGGATATAACACTAACCTGATAACTTTTAAGGGAGCAACGCAAATGAAAACGAAACTGTCAAAAAAACAATACATGCAAAATCTCAGACAAGAGGTTCAAGCAGAATTACGAAGCCTATATAAAGAAATGCAGGCGGATGGAGAGGAATTCGTAGACCATACATCTTCGGTTAAGAAAGCCTCCCTGTCTAAAATAGTAGAATTACTTGAAGTAGAATATGCCTGGGACGCAGAGAGCATTGCTCGAGTATTACTATCAGCAGCAGTTGAAGAAGTTGATGATTTCATGATAGAAGGTCTCAACTCATAAATCTGGGAGACTAGAAATGAATACACAAACACTACAAAAATATTTACAGCCCAAACTTAACAAGCTTATTAAACAGGCAGAGCAGTATCACAAACAAGCCTGTGGTATAGTCGAAGCCGAACACAAGTCTAAGTTGTTAGCCAAACGCAAACATCAATACTCTCTCAATCCTCATCGGACAGAGCGCATACATCCTGACGAGATAAAGGACAAGGCTCTTCGTAAAGAAGCTCGTGAGGTGGAACGTAAACTATTCGTAAATTTAGACAATCTGCTACTCAACAAGAGTTTAGTAACACAAAATGCTCAAGAGGTTAAACGTCAAGCAGAATTAGTGATAGCAAACCTGCAACGTCTAGAGAATGCTTTACAAGAACTGCCTAAGTGGGTCAAGTACACAGAAGAGCAAGCAAAACTACTACGTTACGAACGGCGTAACGAGATATCACTAACGAAAAGAATCTTTGGGACTGAGGCTCCACCCAAAGCTTCTTCTAATAACACCGGAGCCAGTGAAGGAGAAATTAAAATGGCAAAGAAAGACACCACATCAATCAAAGAACTCTTGACCAAACTTGAGAACGAGGTCGACCAGAAGCAGAAGCGTCTGATTAGAGCTGCACTTCGAAGGCTGGGTCACCGGGGCGGTCTAGGTAAAAAGACTGCTAAGAAGGTGGTCAAAAAGACTACTAAGAAAACCGCTAAGAAAACTACTAAAAAAGCTACCAAAAAGACTGCTAAGAAAGCTACTAAAAAGACTGCTAAGAAAGCTGCTAAAAAGAGTGATAAGAGCTAAAGCCGAAAGTCGGGCATAGTCGCCCGGCTCTGAGTAAGATGGTAACTTATTCACTGACGAGGTAAACCAAATGGCTAAATACAAATACAAAGTTGTTTGTAGGAACTGCGGCAATATAGAAGGCATGAACCGAGAAGGACTTGACTTGTCTCGACTAAGGTGCTTCAGTTGTAAAAGCGTAGGGAGTTACAATTATGTTAAACTCAAAGAAAGGAGCAATGCAATGAAACGGAAGTGGAAGTTGGATGACAGAGTAGTAGTTGACTTTGATGGTGAACCATATTCTGGTTCAATCTCAAAGCTAACTAAATCAAAAGCAACAATATTATTTGATGATGGAGATGTGTTTAGTGTAAAGCTTAAGGACTTAAAGCCTGAGCCTGAACCCGAGTCTGAGTCTGAGCCTGAACTCGAGTCTGAGTCTGAGCCTAAGGCTACAGGCAAATCAAGAAGAGGAAAGAAGGGAGGTTATATCCAATACACTGTCGAGTGGGATAAACCCAAAATCAACTTCAAGTTTAAGGCTGAGTCAGGTGTTATGTTTTATGGCTGGTGGAGAAAAGTTCCATCAGAAGTTGAACAAGCTTTCGGTGTCGATCTTATGGTAGAGTATAAGGGTTCGAGGTACAACGTTGATACCCTACACTACTACGAGCATGATCCGCGTAACAATATCAACTCCCTCAACGCAGATCTTTGTGCTGCTGCTAACAAATGGTTGTATCAAAAATGTCAAGGCACGTTTGATACAATAGAAAGTCTTCAACAAAGAGCAGCCAAGCCTACTATTAGAATCAACCGGTTGGAAACTCTTGACAAGATTATTCTTAAGCTTAAAGAGTACAGAGACGTAGCTCTTAGGTCTGGTGGCACTCGGACAATGATGTTTACTGGGGATTTTCCTGAAACTGACCCGAGCATGCGTATTCAAATGGATCTGACTAAACAGGCTTTAGGTCTTAAAGGCAAAGCCGTTCCTAGTCTTATCAACGGAGTCATGCTTGATGAGGTAGCAACTGACAACAGCAAGAAAAAGAAGGGGAGAGGTAAGAGTCTTGAACTTACACCTGATCCCAAACTTGTAGAGTCTTTGATATCACAACTGAAGTTATCAAAAGATAAAGCAGAGAAACGCAAACTTCGAAGCGCTTTGAGAAAGATGGGTCACAGAGGTGGAACTAGAAGTATTAGTTGATGTACCTTTAAACTAAATTTAATAACCCTAATTGGAAAGGACACGACAATGGCTAAAGAAAAGACAAACACACTAACTGTCAAGGTGGAGAACTCAAGCCTGGTTATTAGCATCCCGCTTATTAAGCCACCGAAGCCTTCAAAGTCTGGAAAGAGTTTGACAGTAGCTACTACACATGGTAATATACCCACTCAGGCAATTATAAACAACAAGCCTGTGATAGTTGGTGTCAACGCTTATATTAAGGCTGACTGAAACTTTTTTCAGTAAGGCTTACATACACCCCTCCTCCTGGGCAGGTTTTAGGTGATATCCTAAACCTGCCTTTTTTATGCGTAAGTATTTATAAAATAAAGAGTTATGTTGTATATTGCGCTTAATATCATACGATTTTTAGTCGATTTTGACGTAAGTACTTTATTTATAAGCATTTATATTGCCAGAAGATTTGCCACCCTGAGTGATTATACATACCGGATAAAAAAAGGCCGCGTATGGCCCTGCTAACTGCCTTAATACGGCTCATAGCTAAGCCTGATAGACGCTAAAATAGCGGCCAAATAATTATTGACCGCCATTTTAGGTGTTTTCAGATATACTAAGGCTCTATTTAACTACGGGCGATTTAAGTAAGTCATAGCCTCCGGACGCTACTAATCCAATAACCACTGAGGACATCACTGGATTATCTAAGTTTGTAAGATAACCCAAACCCAGTGCGATACCAACTGAAAAGAAAGGTAACCACTCACTTACTTTTTGAATGGCTTCGATTCTTTTTAGGATCTGCACAATCGCTCCCACTACAGGAACAAGTGCCATCATTGAAGGTGTCAGTGTGACTGTGAATTGATTCTCCATGACTATTTCTCCTTACTAGACAATGTTAATATTTTACCTACCGCTACCACCAAACCACCCAAAGCTAGGATCCACACACCTAACTTCGGGTCATATGTGGTGACAGTGGTACCTACTTGTTGAGCGGTCTGTCCTATCTCTTCTACTTGTGGCCCATGTTGGGTTGCCTGTTCCCATACAGCACAACCTGGCAATAACATTAAATAAACTACGGTTAAAAGCTTGTACATAAATTTCACCTCCAAATTTAATTTAGTAATGCACTTGAGTACTTAGACCAATCAACAGAAATTACAGCCCACTGATGCTGTATTGATTTATGCAAATCTATGTTCGTCCACCTATACCATTCACGATAATCTGCCCAGTTTGCTGCTTCAAAGTCTAGCCAGCTGCGCGACGTTCCACTGGTATGTGGCCAGGGAGACTGGCTCGTATCAATCAAAACTTCATACTCAGTTTCATCTTCATTCAACGCTAATTCAATATAGCTATTATAAACAGTGGCTCCACTATTCACCGGCTCATGGTATATGGTGTGTGTGTCGTCTAGTTTAATATAACAACCATCTGCTCCCAGTTCTGGATCGCTAAAATGTGGATAGTTATCCTTCTCGATAGCACAGTGCTTTACCCGAAGCTTTACCGTATTAGTGCCGAGTGCACAAGTGTATGCGTCTTGCTTCGGTGATACAGAACAACCCACAGTAGTGAGTTCAAAGATATCATATATCAAACCGTTGTGTTTGTATTTGTATGTATATGGCGAAGAGCCATAGACTACTACTGCTCCAACTGCATAACCACATTCGGCCCAATCTGCATAGTTTGTCCAAACCAATCTTCCATTACTAATGGTAGCTGCATCAGCACTTGCTGCACCTTCGGCACAAGATTCCAATGAGTTGTCATCCTCATCAGGATCAGGATCAACAGCCTTCATCTCTTTAAGTTTGCAAGTGACATCATAAACTACTTCTCCATCTAATAAATTCAATTGAGAAAGCATAGCATATATGTCTTGTAGAACGTCATGGTAGAGTTCAAACTTGGTGTGAGTCTCATCCAAGATAGGATCATGTCTTGCTGCAATTTCTGCTTCTTGGGTAGGTCCATAAGCAGCACTATAAACAGATTCTATATCAATAGGAGCATAATACTGTTTGTAAGTTTCTCCCATCGCGTCATACTGTGCTTGCGTAATGAGTAGTTTGCCTTCACTGTATCCAGGTGGGTTAGATCCACCAGGCCACATCTTCGCATCGCCTGAACTGTCCTGAACACGTCCAAAACTATACCTGAATGTTCGTCTCCAACAGCCACAGGGATACGGGTGATCTGTAGTGTTTCCTGCATCATGTAGCCATTTAGGTATGTGCGGATAGTCTGGGTCCCACCACCAGTCATAATGCTCATCACCTAGTTCTCTCAGTAATAGCTCATATGCTGAGCCATTGCAATTCCATAGCTCATCATACAATTTAACATATATAGGATGATCTGCATTCTCATCTGGATTGTAAGTAACACCGCCATAGCCTGGTATTCCTGTTTCCCACGCAGATATCCAATCGCTATCTACCTCTTTCACAAAATCACGCGTATATACTTCAAAGATATATATCGCCCATTCTTGATACGCGTCTCCCATTTTAATTTCATAGTTGTGCTGCCCCGGGCCCGAAGGGCTTTGACTGTTTAATGGCTCACCTTGTGTAATCGCATACTCGCTCACACGTGGAGGATACAAACCCATCAGCTGCCAGTCTCCCCAGTCATTGACATAATGGGTTCGCAAATCGCCGGTGATTTGTGTCTTGTCAAGCTTATCATGCGTGTTAATCACAGGTGGCAAAAACTTATTCGCAAGCTGTGTAAAATCATAAGAATCATATCCTCCACCAGGCCAAGCTACATCATATCTGCAAATCCATCTGTCCGATAGTTCTCCCCAATGACTGTATTTGTTATAGTTGACGCCCAAGTACCAATAAGAGTTCAGGTTGCCTTCACTGTCAGTGGGAGGATTATCTATCAGATTTTGTTCTGTCATATATTGATTGTTGACGTATATTTCGTTTTCAAATTTGATGTGCAAGTCTCCACACTGCTGCTCACCTTTGCCTGTTGCCCAAGACACCCAGTCCGCACGTGTGATATTAACTGGTTCAATCCACGTGCCGGCATAGCGATACTGCAGACACCAAAACCATTTGCGAATATCCTCAAACAGCTTGTTGTCTATCTCATCACCTTTTTCACATGGCCATTTACCAGCATCGAAAACCATTTTATCTAAACACCGCCATCACACGTTTGTCAGTTTCGTTCCACCGGATAGACCCATCTTCTGGAGCAGGTGAAAATGTTTCTTCAAAGTAATAAGTGCTTGTGTTTGTGTCATAAGACACCAACACTATGTCACCTTCACTAAACCACGGCACTAAATCTCGAAAGTCATTCACACCAGAATAATTGCTGAAGTCTGGGTCCACTCGCCACTTCGGTTTTATTGCGTCTACTACTGCCCAGTAATTAGCGTCTGGTGGTTCGTGATTTAGATTGTCATCAACTAGAGAGCTGTAAACAGTTCTTTCAGTACCATGCCAACACTTGTTCCCTGTGTTGTACGTAGTAGTAGAAGACCATTCCTCTACATTGTCACTTTCTAAAACAACTACATATTCACCATAGACACCATACTCTGGGCCTCTTAATACTTTATAGTGTTGCATATTACTTATGGCTTCAACAGTGCCGGTGATTGGAGGTCTTCTAGTAATGAAGCCAGAAGTATCTACATATCCATAAGAGTATAGGGAGTTAGCTAAGTTATATAACAAATCAACAGCACGATTGTATTCGCCTGCGCTAATACGGTCAGTGTATGGCTTCAAATGTTTGAAAGGTTTTATAGACAACGTCATAATACTATATCACTAAAATCTACTAAATCATAAAACTTTTTGACAGTACCATTCTCATCATAGATATTTTCAAAACTAAGACTCCCACCTGTGGCTCCTGGTCTAGGCCATTTATTCCATGTCGTAGCTCTGTAAGTCATGCGAACAGTTAATGCCCAGGATTTTGTGCCTTCACTAGTAATTTCTCTGGCCAGAACAGGATTGCCGCATAACAATGTTTCAGCTGGAAAGGTTTTGTTCAATCTGCGAGAGGATATACTGCTATCATTCACACATCCCGGATGAGTCCAAACCCAATCGGGTATGTAATTTATTTGGTGCAGTGTATACACCCAATCTACTAATCGTACAATCTTTGCTGGAGCTTCATTGGCTTCCAACGCTACTTTATTTGCTCCAGTTCCCCAGTATAACCCTTTTGAGCCTAATGTAAGAAATTCTGCTGCCGGCTCCAAAGACTCAGTGATGTACGTAGTTTCTCCTTCCTCTGGTAATTCATATGGCAATGCACCATATGTTATTGTCAATTGCGCTAATGTATAATCACCTAAGGGGTGGCTGGAGTTTTTCACTCCAACAACTGGAGCTATACTGACATCAGTGACGTATAGTCCGTCCAAAGGTATAGTAGTATATGAATTGTATTCTTGTGGAGGGTACCAAACATTACCCACCTGATAGCCCAGTAGTAATTTGGCTAATTCAATTCTATCCTCCCACGCACACTGCAACATATCAGTTACAGTAATTCTGTCACTAGACAGATTTTCCCTGGGATACCCAGGCACCCTATTATAAGTTATACCATGTATAGATTTACCCATGACTATGGCCCTACCACGTAAAGATTATCAAGTTTGTTTGACAACGCTTTAGTTTCCTTTACTGTATTATAAGTGTTTTTATTTATTTGTTTGAGCTCATCTGTGTTTGGATCCTTCTTCTTCAATGTCAAGCCTACTGCCAACTGTTGCCAAGCTTCACGTAAACCTATAAAACCAATCTTGCCCATAGATTCCGCAACTTTGGTTTGTTCTTCTTGAGCTTTTTCAGCCTTCTTGACTAGGTCTTTTTGGGCTTTTGTCACACTACTTTCTTCTTTTATTTGTTGCCACTTTGCTTTGATATTAGCGTCTTCCCTTTTTATTGTCTCTCTAAAGTTTATAAAAGGTTTTTCTAAACTCGAAGGGACTGGTACTGATCTTGCTTTAATACTGGAAATACTTTTTCGTATATCACTCAAAGTAGTTCTAGGTCCAGTTGCTTCCTCACCCATAGTTGTTATTGCATGAGCACCAGCAGCTATGCGTAGAGTCATGCCTAGAGGAGTATAGCCTAGTATCTTTCCTAGAATTGATTGTGGGTCTAACATTTTCAACTCTAGGTCCAGAAGTGGCTTTTTAATCGCTCTGACAAAAGCTTCACCTGCTATTTTAGCTATACCCTTAAAAGCTACAAATAGTTGCTTACCCCATTTTATGACTTGTTCCAAAGCCAAATCTAACGCATAACCTATAGCAGTAGATAGACTGTCAGACCGCCATAGCTCTTTAATAAAATCCCAAGCTGCTTTTATTCTTACAACTAATTTATCAACCCACTCGCCAACTGCCCAAAGAGCTTTGGTAAGTTTCGCTTCTGCTTCAAAGTGTGCAAACTTATCTGTGAGTTTGCCAAACCACTCCATCAATGGTTTGACAAGTTCTCTAACAACTATTGTTCCTACTGTAAGCAACCTGTCAAAAGCATCGGTGATTCTCTTTATACTTTCCTGATGAGTATATGCCCAGTCACGTGTGCGTTCCGCCCAATCCTTTAACCTTCTGCGTAATGGCTCACCTATGATTTCAGCAATATCTCCCATAGCATTTTTCATTTGCGTCAATCGTCCTCGAGTGGTATCTGCGGCGGCTTCAGCAAGTTGAAATGCTTTCGCTCCTATGACTAAGAGTTTATTGAACTTTTCTTGAGAACTCAAGTTGTCACCCAACACAATACCATACCGGGTGAGCATTTGAGTCTGGCCTTTCGCTGCACGCCCGATAAGCATAAAGGCAGTTTGTAGGTCTAGTTCATATTTAGCAGCAAGTCCAATTGCAGCTTTGGTCGCGTCTTTCAGTTTGTCTGTTGTTACACCTAGATTTTTAGCGTAAGCCATCTGCATTAGAATATCTTCATCCCCATACACTGTCACTTTCTGTATAGCTGCTGCATATTCTTTGAACTGCTTCATGCTTTTCTCGCTGTAGTCTCCCGTTGTTTTTAAAGCAGCAGCCAGTGTTAGAACAGCCTTCTCTTGCTTTACTGCTTTATAAGTAGCAATACCTAAATACGCAGCAATTGCCAATGCTACCTTTTTAGATATATTGTATAACTTCTTAAATGCTGCCTCCATAGTACCAACAGCCTTTGATACAGCCGACTTCGCAGCACTCAATGCGCTTCTTAGGGGAGACAGGCTTGCTTTAATTACGACATATGCTTCCATTAAGGGATTCATCGTCTACCTCCAAACATACTCAGGGCTAATTTGTGTTGTGCTTCTGCCGACAGAATACGTGGCTGTATTTCTCCGCCTAATTCAAAAGATATTAAGACATCCACCTGTCGTAATAAAGTAATAAACTGTCTGAGCGTCATACCCAACACCTCTTGCAAACTAAATCCATAAAACCTACACAGTAAAGCTATCCCTGTTGTTTGACTGATTCTTCTGCCTTTTTGTCCAGCATTTTTTTTAGCTCACTACCCTGTTGTGCTGGAAACATTGCTTTTGTAACTACCTCCAATGCTTGTAGGGTGATCATTGATTTAACATCCTCTTCGGTAATATCAGGGTGTTTATAACGAAGACTCAAATAAGCGAGATAGACTATTCCTTCCATCGTGTAAGTTTTTTCTTCGAGCTCTTCTTCTGAGATGGAATTATCCAAGAGTTTTAGCAGTTCTATCGAGTCTATGTTACCCACTTCCTGGGCATCTCGTATGAGTCTTCTTCTACGCTTCTCATTTAACTTCTCTTGCTCATCCATCAAGTGTGCTTTGAAATCAATATAGTCACCCAAAGAGAGTTCAGTGAAAGTATATTCCTTTCCTTTTAGTTTGAGCTTTGTTTCTTTACACTTGAAATTGTTTAATTCATTCATTAGACAGTCCCCTGAGTTACTTCGTTAGTTACAGCATCCTTAAATTGGAATGAGTATGTTACCGTTTCAATTCCGTCCTTGTCAATACCTATGTCTGCTCCGACACATATAGCACCATCCTCGGCACTGGCATATCCACCATCAGCTTGAACACCCGTTCTTAATAGCTCCAACGTACCTATAGCGCCAGGATATATTTCTATATCGCCAGGCAGATTGCATGTGACAGTAGCAGTAACACCTTTAAAACCTACTTCCCTTGTCTTACCAAAGTTTGTAGACTGTGTTACACTACTCTCCGCCGTAGAAGCAGTTCCAGAAACACTCCACTCAACCAGATTGGAAATAGCCGAAAAGTCTCCAGCACCGGAAGCTTTCCAATATGCTTGAGCTTTTTTACCATGATAGTTTGCTTCAGCCATAATATAAACTCCTTAAAATTATGAATAAGAGATACCAGTAGCATCATCCATTTCAAAGGAATAACTTATTTTCCCAATATCATCCTTATTAGCAGTCTCAGTGAAGCCAGTACAAATTGCATTAAAACTGAAATAGTGTGAACTATCAATATACAAGTTTAACTCCGCTTCTGCACCTAACTGTGAAATAACATCCCTTGTGGTTCTAGCATTACCTTCAACTGAAGCCGAGGCGTCTTCAAAACCTGCTTCAAAATCTTGCCAGAAACCAGACTCTTGCATCACGGTAGATTCTGCCACGTCTGCAGAAGGTGTCATAGACCAACCTGTAATAGCTTCAAGAGTGTTGCCTCCGATTGTTACTTTAGCGGTTTTACCATGAAATACAGACATAGTTTATTCTCCTAAATACCCATTAGTGTATATAAATTGCTAGCACCGGTGCACGGTATTTCCGTGGCTACCGTACCAGTATAGCTTAATAAACAACGATAAGTTACAGTACACTGCCAAATGTTTTCCACCTTTGTGAAATTGGCAGTTTCCCTTTTGAGTACTAACGTGTCGTAGTTGTCCACCAACAATTCATAGAAGTCAAAACCCGTACCAGCTGCGGTGTTACCTTTTAGATATTCAAATATATCTGTAATTTCCTTCACAGACTGTGCTTTGCTGAAGATGCTAAACTGCAACAAAACATCTTCAATCAAGTTGTGACTGTCGAAGTCCTGGTTGTCATTTACCAGTGTGAAAACTATATAAGGAAACTTCGCATCCGCTGGTGCTACGGTATTGTACATATCCGTCACACTGTTGTGTAAATCAGTGTCGTTTAAAAACCTATCATAAATAGCTTCAAATAGAGTTTGCATCAGTCTTTTAGTAACCTCTTGATTTCCTTTAAATTCTTATGTAAAGCAGGCCGTAGGAATGGTCTGGCTGCCATCCTACTAGTACCCAATTCCACATAGGGTGCGTATTCAACATTACTACCAACAATAGCCATGTTCTTGTCTAAAAATTCATGTGTTATGCTACGCTTTAAAGTACCCGTCCTGACAGGACAGAACTTTTTGGCATCCCTCTCTACAAGTAATGTTGCCCTTACTAAACCTCTATGCACTTTCTTCCCTGCCACTTTCATAAACTTTTCAGTATTGTCTTTGCTTATGGGCATCAGTCTAATCCTAACAAAACTATATCATACTCTATAGTACCTGTTGTTTTAACATCTAGCTTCAAATTTTTATTTACTGTAACATCTATCCCTGCGGCAGTAGGACAAGTCCAGAAAAACACACCACCTGGCGGGATTTCTAAAATATCCGAATCATCAGAGAATAATGGCACTCCATTAGTGGCACCACCAACAAGAAGCGTCAGTGACTCGTCTTGATTCTTGATGTAGACCATTTTCAAAGCTGTCATGGTGAGCAAAGTACCAAAAGCTGTTTTCAATACACCGCCGTCGTACAGGTTCAAATTCTCACCAGCTTCAGTAACACTACGCTTATCATGCCACAATAGATTAGCTTGATTTGCGCCTGTGCCGAAGGTCCAGTTGACACTAGCACTAATACTCAGTGCATCAACAACGGTATTCAGATCCAAAGCTTTTTGGTTGCTAAGAGATATACCTATGTTAGTACTACCGGTTAAATTCGTACTATCCGCCATAGTTTTTATCCTTCATCCAATAAGTTACTGAGCTTGCTATATAGCTCTATACTTTCATTGTTCAATCTGCTAAACGTCTTTTCTAACTCATGCAAGTCTTCTCTCAAGATGATCAGCTGTCTCAACAAGTCTTGTATTCTTTTCCTATCTTCAAGTTCCATCGCTTTGCCTCAGTTTGATTTCAAGAACTAATAGTCTGTTCATATTATCCACATTGCTTACATTCACCACATCATAAGTTACTCCATTGTACTTGATACAATAATCAGTAGTGATTTCAACTGGTCTACAATAAACCTTCCCGTCGCGATAATAGGTGTTCTTGTCGAACTGTATCTTTTCAGCACCTTTGACCCAGTTGATCCTGCAAGGCAAATTCTCGTATACCAAATTCTCTGTGGTATACCAACTTCCCATGCCATCACTAATCTTGTCTGTTCTATAAACATCTATCTTACTGTTGTATAGGTTCATACTGCACCAAGCAAAGGCTTTCGCCGTATATAGTTTCTAATTAGCTTATCTGCTTCTTCTATACCTGTCAAAAACTTTTCACCTGAATCACGAGTATAACTATAGTCACCCAACCGTTCTGATTTCATGTCTCCGTAGCTAGTATATAATGTGTTGTCGTTGTCATATTTACAGAGCATTACTACCGCTTCTTTAATACTTGCAGGACAACTAGTCCAGCCATATGTACCAGCAATACTCACATTCTTGACACCTCTAGGAAATACTCCAGTAGCACTATCTGTTAGATAATGCAATTCTGCCAATGTGGCAAAACATACCGTTCCTGAGGAGAATGTACCGGTGTAATCACTACTATCTGTGTTATTCAAAGTAAAAGTGTTATCACCTACCTTAGTGACACCATACTCCCCATCCAAGCTAGGCGTAATACCTGTGACTTGAATAAGTCTGGCTGTCTCACCTGTTGTAAAGCCATGATTGGTAACTGTCACAGAAACAGGGTCAGTCCCAGACAAAGTTATATTTTCAATATCTCTGCATTGAGCCGTAGCCAGAGCAGCACGAAAAACACTGTTGTTATCGAAAGAGTAAAGTCCTGCATCTAGAACCACGCCACTGATTTTGATTTCTGTGATACTCAGAATGTCTGGCATCAACCCTAAGAAAAGTTGATTCTTGCCATTGCCATTCAAAGTGATATTAAAACTCTTAGCGTAAAAGTAGTCCCTAGTTATTCGTTCTACCAGTGATTCTGCTCTCTGTATGGTAGCTAACTTCTGTGCATCAGTAGCTTCACTAGCCCAATTGTCTATATCACTTTCTGTTATGTAGTTACCTGCCACAGCCATCTTTTAACCTTTCTACATCCAACCTTCAAAGCCCAAGCTAGTATGTTCAGACCAGTTACCATAGAGTCGTGCCTTCATAGAACCCAGTGCTGTAACTTTCAACAAGTATTTGGTGTCGGGTTTTAGTATCCATTCATTTTCATTGCGAGAATTGCTGGATTCTGTTAAATGCAAACCAGTTGTGCCACAAAATAATGTTTCTAACAAAGTTCCATTGTCAGTGATAGTGGGATTCTTCTTTGCTGTTGTAGCACTCGTATTTGCAGAATTTCTATTGCGATTGACTGGTGTCACGTCACTGCCAGCACTCGAGTACGTCACGCCTTCGAAAAATTCAATTTTTGATTCGGCTGTTACGTTGACTCCCCAAATTAGATGAACCCAATCATCAGAATCAGCTGTGACTAACAGCAACATCAAGACATCATCTGCTGCCATTGAGTCATCAATCACCTGGGCAAAGAAGGAGTTTCCTGCATGTATCCTTGAATGAGGATAACCTATGTTGATAGGCGTTCTTGTGTATTCATCAATCATTGCTATAACTCCTTATCTATAAAAGGCAGTTGTTTTTAGGCACAACTGCCAAAGCCTCCTGAATGGTTAACGCACCTGTGCAACCTTGTAATAGTCAAGACGCAACACATTAGCATTTGCCTCGCCGTTCAGCTGAGCAAAGCTGATGGTCAATTCTTCATCATCTGGTATGTTCGTGTTGTGCGTTGCTATTTCAGTTCCATTCACGTTACAAGTGACATTCCCGGCGCCATCGAAGTAGAACCCTACAGTAACAAAAGTGTTGTCCACCAAATCAATACCGGTGTCTGTCTTAGTTTCCGAAGAATCTTTTTCGCAAACGAAATCAAGGTTGGCGTCACCATTGTCTTTGACGAAATAAACACCGTCCGACATGCCACCAGTCAGATCAGTGTCCTTGATGCAAAGACCAACGATCACTGTAGGATTAGCAATAGCAGCACAGTCTACAGCAAACCTACATTCGTAATAAAGCGGCTTGCCTGAGGCTAGCTTGAATGGCTCTGCGTTCAGTTGTAGATTCACTCTGTCTAATGCATTATCATCCACAGTCAAAGCAAGTATTCCACCTGCCGCATCTTCAATAGCCTGAGACGCACCACCATCAGTATCGGTGTCTACGATAGTCAGGATCCAGCCTGAACCAGTCGCAGAAGATGTAGCCGACGCTGGAAGCCACTGGTAAAAATCATCTTCAAGGCGATGTGTTTTAGACTTAAACCAGTGCTGTAAAACACGGGACATAGTTTGCTGTATGTCCGTATCAATCATTTCCAAATCTCTATATCTTGACATTGTTATTCTCCTTTATCAATAGTGATTTTCTTGAAACTCTTTTCTTTGATTTTTTAGAAACTTTCAAGCTCTTCTTTTTTGACTTCTTTCGGAGTTGGTTTTTGGCTACTTCAGAAGAACTCTTCTCAGCTACTTTTGGTTTTGCTCTTTTTTTATCCTCGATTTTAGTTTCTACCAAATCAATTTTTGGGTAACGAGCAACTATCCAATCTGCTTGGTCCTTATTATGTGTTTCCCAGGACATATTGTGCGTAAAGGTAAAACCCTTACCCTTATATTCGACTATCCTGGTAGGGCCAAAATTGAAAAGTCTGTAAGTAACCATAACCAACTCCTTTCTTCTACTCTAATTTTAAGCTATATCCAACTCAACCACTAGTACACAAGCATTCACGTTTTCAACTGCTACGTCAGCTCGCATTGAATAGAACCAATAAGTAGCCTCATCAGCAGCCTCTCGCTGCGACTCAATCTTGATTTCCCTTTGTATACCTACAATCAAATTACCTTTAGGCGTAAGCAACATCTCAGTATGTGAACCGCCACCAAGCTTTCCGTCATCATCCAACGTAGTTGGTATAAGAGGACAAGGCACGATAGGTACCTGGCCAAATTTAATACCCTTTTCAGCGCCGAGGATTGCCTGGTCACCCAGAATAGTAGATCTTGCAGCAAGAGCATCCACATAGTCCTGAACAACTTGGTCATTGCAGCAGAATCTCAGATTGCTAAGCCCAGCCATTTTGTATTTAGATGGTAAAATCTTTAGTGGTTTACTGAACTTGAACTCCCAGTTATAAGGAGCAGAAGTGTTTTGAGTAGCAATCCGCTGATTGACACTGCCCAAATCAAAATCGGAATCTGCATGCAGAATAGTAGAGCCACCACTCACAGCATTGTAATAAGGATCGGTGTCATCATCCGCATTTCTAATCCTGTAGCTCCAACCATCCCACAAGCTTCTAATATCATCAGCACCAAATCCGCTGTGGCCATCCGTATCACCGATGTAGAAAGCTTCCTCTAATTCGTTGGCAATCTTAGCAGCTACCAATTTCATGATGTGATCCTTAAATGTCACACCGGACTCAATACCAGTAACATCCTCAAGGTCATCATCATAAATCGCCACACAGCCACGTACCTTCTTACTCGTCAGTGCGATCTTGTTCTGAGTAAACTGCTTCAAGTAATTGCTAGAACTAAAGGTGCTGGCAGGGTGCAAAAACCTGTCCGTACCTACGCCCAAAGCTCGAACATTCTTCGTGGGTCGTGACATCTTAACCACACGTGCAACTTGTTTCATCAGGACTGATTCATCTACAATATAGTCAATGAATCGGTCTGCCTCTTCTGCTTCCAACGTAATAGAAGGAAGCGAAACCATTTTTTGTATGAAGTCTTTTTTCTTTAGTAACGTTTTATTTGTCTTCATAGTTATAAACTCCTTAATCCATAATCTTGATGCTCGGCCACGGATCATCTACCTTAGAAGTCTCAGCATCATCGTCGTCATCTTGTCCTTCTACACTCTTCTTGATACCTGTACCTTTTTCAACTGTCTCAAGTCGTTTAGACAATTCCTCTAAGGTTTTAGTAAGTTTGTTCTCATTCTCTTCTGCTTTTTTACTTTCAAGCTCCTCAATGGACTTGGCTATCTTTTCAATACTTTTTTCGACTTCTGAAGTCTCAGACTTTTTTGTCTCTTCACCTACATCAGGAAGAATGGCTTTCAAAGCATTAAGAGCTTCAACAGCTTTTCTCAATTTATCTAAAGTGTCTTTGGAAAACTTAGCTCCAGCCTTTGCAACTTCTCCCTTCTCAGTTTTTGCAGGATAGCCATATCCATACCCGGCATATTTGGCTAATGTTCCTACAGCTTTTTTGAGATCATCTGGAAAGTCTGCTTTGTACTTATTGACCAATTTAAGTGCTCCCTTAATAGCGGAGATTGCCTTGTCAGAAAGTTTCTCTGCCTTCTCAAAGTCTATTTCAAGATCTTCTTCTTCAAAGTAACTTTTGAGTAGTTCTACAATTTCGTCATCCATTTTATGTTCTCCTATAGTTTTCTTAATAGTCTTTGTATCTGAGCCAACCATTTTAGTTCCACACTTCGGACATTCAATTCTTGCACACGGTACAGAGACACCAGCTCCTAGCTTTTCGTGCTCTATACTGTAGCCACAAGCAGGACACACACAGTATTTAGCACCGCCATCTCCCTGCAAATTACCACCAGTGCCTTTACCTTCACCGCGTGCCTTGAAGAATAGAAACTTCTTTTTATTTGCTGGTTCATCTACAAATGACACTTCTGTAGTTTCAATATCTTTCAATTTTCTTGCCATAATCAAATCCTCATTCCGTTCTAGCATAACCAGCCATACTATAACCAGTAAGTTTCCCAGATTTTATATCATCCCAAATTTGTTTATCTAATATACGAGTAGTTAGCAGCCAGCTTCCTTTTTTTACTTCATGGCCTGCTATCACCAAGTCATTTGGAGCGATATAACTTTCTAGTACTCTAGCTTTTACTGGTTTACCTTTATGGTTCATTTTAAACTTTTGAACTTCTTCCATGAATTGGTAAGCAGCTTTACGAATCTCATCCTCAGTTGTCATGTCACCCTGAGAATCCACTTCATCGGGTTCGTATACAATTCCACATACTATTCGCTCATCTGATTTCTGTACAAAGAAGGGTACGTACTTCTCAAACTTCTTCTCTTCGGATTTAAGTCTTGAAATCATCCAGACCCTTCCTTCCCCAACAGGTACATAAGCAAATAAGTACTCGCCATCCTTCAACATTTTGCAATTGGCAAAGACCATCTTCTTAGCATGCCTATCAGCCTGGGTTACTTTAAAACTGAAATCATCTAATTGTAGCATAGCGGCATAAGTGTTAGCGAAAGCACCTACCTCTCCAGGTTCAAATATCTCCAATCGTTTGGAACCAGCATCCATCCAGCTAACAGGCCCACGTATAGTTTCAGCTGTAGGTTCTTCAGCATGCGGTGTCTTCCACCCAAATCGAAGTTTGGCGTTAGGTTCATTCAAGAATTTATCTAGCTTGCTGAGGCCTGTCAAGTTACCTATCATGATCTCCCCACCTTCAAAATACTTGTCACCTTTACGTGCAAGCCTCAAATCTAGATGTGCTGCTTGTTCACCTATGGCTCCCTTCAGAAGCATTCTGAGTTTTCGATAATTGTGCCTGGAAGCATAAGCTTCACTTGCTACTTTTTTCAAATCATCTAAATACTTCTCTTCTATACCCATGATGTGCAATTGCAAAACACCCCTACCTGTATCACCTACTTCATAATCAATATTGCCCTCAACTTTCTTCTGCAGTATGTTTCCTCTTGAAGCTATCGCTACAACTTGATTAGCATAATACGGTTCTTTCCTATCCTTGTCTATATCTATGACCCTAGGTCCCAGCCACTGTAATTTATTGTTCTTTTCATCAGGGATAATCTCCTCAATACCTATAGTAAGGATGTCTCCTGGCTGAGCCTCAATTTTTGTATTGAAAGTGTTTCCAAAATCTACGTAGGTCTTACCTCTGAATTTTATAGTGTTGGTATAATCAGTGTCGCCTAGAAGAACACCACAGTGATAATTATAAGCATCGCCTTTTTTGGTTGTGTTGCGTTCAAAAACTATGACTTTGATTTCTGCTTCCAACTTTATCTTTGACCATCCTTCGTTGCTGCCATCTGTATCCCAAATGCTGTCAAGTGCTTTTATCACAACACCTTCACTCTGAGGCAGTTTAGAAAGTTTGTTAAAAGCCCTTTCAAGTTCTTTCTGGTTATGGGCTACAACGAAATTAGTCAAGGCGAAGTTGTCACTTCCTTTTAGATATTTGTTATAGAATTCCTCTAATTTCTTACGTCTGTCCTTCAAAGGTTTTTCATGCAAATCTTCAGACCAGTATGGCAAATCAAAACACGTAGCTTTGATTACATCACCCTCTTCAAACACGGGTTTGTCAGCCATTAACGTCATGAGTTTGATTCTTGGTAGAGGCTTTCCTTTTCTGTCAATACCCAGATTGAAATCCAGTATAAAATCTTCATTGACTTTAGAAAGCACATCGGTCAAATCCTGAAATGCCTTGGTTCTGTCTTGTCTGCCTTCACTCCATATCCTAAGCTTGTCCCCTGACTTTTCGGCAATACAACGAAAACCATTTAGCTTTTCTTCTACATCTACTGGCCACTTGTCTTTGATCCAGTCAGCTATATCTTCAAATCTAAAAGCTTCAGTTATATTCGCCATGGTAGGCTTCGGTGGTGTATATTTACCAAAGGGCTTCAGGACGCTTTTCAAAAACTCAAATTTGTCTTTGATATTCGGAGATGTATTGTCAGCAAAGTTTTTACTTGCCTCTCCTTGTATCTCTTTTACAGAGATGATTTCACCTGCACCGTCACCTTTGGTGGCCCATTTCTTAAAACAATTTTTACAAAACCACGCATGTCCGTTTCCTTCCGCCCACAAACACTCGATAGTAGGTTTAGCAGAACAACTCATGCACTGGTCTCTTCTGTGTCTAGATTTTTGTAGCTTGTCCAACTCGAGTACTAAAATAGCAGAGTTGTCTCCGCCAGATATCTTGTGCAATTTAATGCTATTGTCGGGCACACCTATCTCGGAGACAACTTGTTTTTTGAAATCTGGGATATCCTTGTATATTTGTTTGTGAGTCGGGTCCTGTCTTTCGCCTAAAGGTACGATAAAGATAGCACGCTTCTTAGCGACACGTACAGCTTCGCCAATAACATCATTAGTATTAGCTACGTGCTCCAGGAAATGTACGCCTATGACATTATCAAAGATGTTGTCATCGTATGGTATTTCCTTCTTCTCCAAATCTACATTATCAACTCTGAGTCCTTTACTCTTACACATGTCTAAGGCAGTCTTGTTGTTGTCTATACCTTTTACTCTATAAATACTAGACAGGCGTTTCTCTAAACGACCAGACCCACAACCTAACGACAAGACTGTGTCACCGACAAGATACTTGGTAAGTTCCCTATACTCAGCTTCAAAATCTTTTGACCACGTGTCAAGTCCTTCATAATAAGCTCGTTCTGTCTCAGCTGACTTTCTATAGTCCTCTTTTACTTCTACCTTCTGAGAATCTTCTTTAGGACGTAAGACTAAATCGTAGAGTGGTATATATGTACTATGAGGCCCACGTTCAGAATATATAAATTCCTTTTCTTTGCTAGCTACGTTCTTCTGCTTGTCAAGTATCCTAACAAGCTTGAGTTCCAAACCGGTATCTCTCCTAGACTCATTCTCACGTAGTATAATATCCACATCTCCCGCTTTCTCCATGTTATTTACTGCAGAACCTCCGAGAGACACGTAGTCAGGTACAACTACTATTTCTCCAAGATTAGTCGTGTCAATCCCAAGCTTGACGATTTCCATTGCTTTCTTAAAAGCTGCCCTATCTATATCTTCTGTGCTATGCTCAAGCTTACGGCGATTGTATTCATTGAGCAATAACCTATACTTCGACAGAAAGCTCGAACGGTTCAAACTACCTACTACAGCTTTGTTATTCCCTTTGAAATTCTTATTCCAAAGCTGTATGAAACGCAGCCTTAATATCAGCAGCTCTTTATCTGGAGCCTTAGAAAGACTCGTCCTAGTAACTTCTTCTATACGCATAGTCTCAACTCTGTTTATATAATACTAATAACCAAGTTACTACTGCCACAGTGCCTGCTATTATAATGTATTTCAAAATGTCCAACCAGAAATTAGAAAACACTCTATGTTTATTGGCGTCATTATAGAGATAATTTAGTTTGTCAATAACACCTGGGTTTTCAAAAAGTACACTACGATTATCTGCTACGTCTCTTTCCAGCATCTCATGTTGCTTTGTATGTTCCGCCTTCCAGATAAGAAGTTGATCTACCTTATTGTCAATGATATCTAGCTTTTCATAAATCTTGTCACTGTTTAAATCTGCCATGATGTACTTTCCTAAAAACCTTTTACTACTTCTCTTCTGATGTTTGTTGTAAACTTCCTAAAAACTCAAAATCGTCTAAGGTGCCAAGAAACTTCTTCTTCTTCTGCGACTCTTCTACTCCATCCTCATTGTCCTTCTTCACTTTTTTAATTTCTTCAATTTCAGACATAAATCATAACTCCGTTAAGTAAACGTTCTTCCCTACTACCTTATCAACTTTAAAAGATGTGCCTTTCGGAAATAGTACTTCTTGCTCCGTTTTTTGCCAGGACAGGTTAGTAAGATCCCTTCCTGATTTACTTTTTACTATTAGTCTTATATCACTGGGGTATCTTTCATCAACTAGCTTTTTACTTTTTGAACACGACATAAAAGACTTAGATTTAAATATGTTCCCAGGAACGAAAGTTCTTTCAAAGAATTTTTTGTTGCTCTTGGTTATATACATACCTCTATAGCAAGTTCCACTCCAGCCATCAAGTTTCAATAAAGACTTTTGTAGCTCATCTGCCTTTTTAAGATAATACTTAGTTTTTACTGGATCCTCAAAACCTTCACGTAAAGCATGGTTCACATTGACATATCCTGGGCCTGTATAATCTTGTATGTTGCGCATATCTGCTTCAGTAAACTTTTCGCCACTTGCTTTAACAGGCATTGGTTTTGCCTCATCAGGTGCTACCACCTTTTTTGGCCTGGCTACTGCTTTTGGTTTAGGTGAAGTCTCAGGCAATTTAGCTTTTGCTGGTAGTTCTTTTAAGTGTACTTCCCAGTAATCCCCTCCATACTTTCTATCATACTTCAGCTTGGAACTAACTATTTTAAATTTCGTATTCTTTCTAATGAGAACTTCATTTTCTGCCCTATGCATGAAATCTCTAAACTTGCCTAACTCCGCTCCTGATTTCAAATCTATCTTCATTACAACCCCTACTCTATCAGGCTGGGAGATTTCCGTTTGTACAAATGGCTTTATTTGTTTTTCATATTTAGCGGTGGAAGCAAAAGACTCAGCTGTCCAGGTCTTCGCTTTTTTACCAAACATTTTAGCCGCTTGCTTTCTGCTTAGGGTCATGCCTCGATAAACAGTACCCTTATAGTCGGGCATATGACTTACTAGCTGCTCCAAGTAAGGCAGATAATAAGAAGCCTGTTTGCCTCTCCAGGAAGAGACGGGTTTAATTCCTCTTTGTATCTTAGTCATCTCTTCAGATATAAAATCCTCTGACTGCCATTGATAGACTGCAAACCTTTGTCTAGCGTTTGCATATTTGAAAACTTCTTTGTGACTTAATTGACCGGTCGGTATGGGAGTTGGTTTTACATATCCCTTCTTTTTGTTCTCTTTCAGAGCCTTTTGCCAGAGCTTCCACTTGGGGTTTAAAACACGTTTATCACGCTCATTCAGTATGTATTTATAATACTTCCAGTTTATCGGGCACAAGCCACCTTCTCTTGCTAGAGCATACAAACGCTCATCATCAGACATGGTTTTACCTCTCATGGCTGTTCTAGTGTCAGTGCCCCAATTAGGATAGGTTGGTTTACCAACTGCCACGGGTTCTGGTTCTGGAGCAGGTTTTGGTTTAGGCTTAGGCTTAGGCGTCACTTTCGGTTTAGATGGAGCCTTAGGCAACTTACCTTCTACAGGTTCAATGTAATAAGTTATTTCCTTAGCACCCTTTACTCTACGAGTAGTTTTACGTAATACTCTGAATCTTGTAGCTGCCCCAACTAGCACTTCTTGCTCTTCTGGATTTGCAGCTACAGTTGTAAAGTCAGCACATCGGCGAGGCGCTTTCTTTACTACAAATAGAACTTTCGTATGAACATCTTTTATCTTAGCTCCATAACCTGCAAAACCCTCCGCCCATTTCCGGCTCTTAGAAAAGCTAGTCAAAGCAGATGTGGTAAATTCCTTGTTAGCAAGCTGTTCTTCTAACCTGGCCAAATCCTTCTTTCCTTTTGTCCCTATAAATCTCATGCCTCTGTATATTTCACCCTTCACAGGTGGAGCAGTTGAAATCAGACGTTCAAGACGAGCAATAGTTTCTAATTGCAAACGTTGATTAGCAGTTAATGCTGAAAGTTTCTTTTTACCAGATAATATAGCTGCTTCCAGTTTTCGTAGTAGGTTAAATTCTGAAGTACTATAACCAGCAACTGCTGACTCATCTCCCCAAGTAAATGACTTGCGCCATTCTTCTATTGTTTTGTAACGAGGTAGCCTAGACATGTCAGATAAACCACCCTTGTGCCCAAGCTCTGCAAGTTTCCGGCGTATCTTCCTACGCTCATCTGCGTCAAGTGTCCGGTGCACAGCAGTCATCAGTTCTTCTACTGTCATACCTTCTGTCACACCTTCTGGGACTGGAATTTTTGGCCTAGGTTTAAGCCCACCCTTATGTCCTAATTTCCGCAGTTGCCGGCGTATTTTACGTTTATCTGCAGGGGACTTAGCCTTAGCTAATTTATCTAGCAAGTCGTCTATGTGCCTATCCCTTAACTGGTCAGGTGGAATACAAGCTGCTTTTGACATCTTGATAATTCCCCTACAGACTGGAGTGTTTGCCACAACTGGTAACAAAGCACATCTGCAGTTTGGGTGTACTGGTATAAGACTTTTGGCTTCCTTGAGAGTATATATTCTTCCATTCATTTCACCACATGTAGGACAACAACCTTCATAGGCAGAGAATTCAAGCTTTTCTACTCCCAAGTCACTCATACCAATTGTATAACCCAAATTCTGTGCACGAGCAGTTTCAGTTCTTGCAATAGTTATTGTTCTACGACGATGTGTCTTACCAGCATATTTTTGTACTCTCTTGTCTATCTCATCCGCTGTAAGTTCGGGGTATCTTTCTTTGTCTGATAGCAGGTTGCGGTAATTTACAATAGACTTAGTTTGCCTCTCAGTAAGCCCAACTAGAGGACGCAACTCTCTGGCAATTTTATCCATCGACTTACCTTCTTTTATACCAGTAGCGATGTAGGTGCGTATGCCTTTACGTGTTTCGTTATTCACCTCTCTTACTAAATTTGCTGTAAAGCTCTTTGCTGCTTTTACAGCTTCAGGATTGAGAACATCAAAAGCCCCGCTTATAAGGAATAATTTATAAGCTGCATCACCACCATCCTTCATAACTGATAGAGTAGCTGGTTTAAGTATTTCCTCACCCTGGTCTTGTAGATATTCCCAATCGGTTAGCTCTGCCGTAACATCTTTAGCAAATTTATTTTGTAGATCTGACTGTATTTGCTTAATAGTAAAAGCAAACCATTTCTGTACAGCTTCCTGAAACACTTTCTCATTACGCAGTAAGTGCCAATCTAGCTTACGATGTATCTGATTCAATTTAACTGCTTTTGCAATTGGTATATTCACAGCCAGTTTCCCTCATCATCATCATCATCGTCATCGACTTCTTCATCTACCTCATCTCCAATTTCTTGACCTGCCTTGGCTTTGTCTATGAAGTCAATTTCAGATTTGCTAAGTGATTCTTCCGGTGCTTCACCAATCTCTATTAGAGTACTTGACAAGTAGAACTTATCTCCCTCAGAATAAGGTTTATATCCTAACTCGTTACGTACTTCATTTGGAGTGAGTACGCCGTGCTCTATTTGTTTAAGCATACGGTCTACCTCACTATTATAATCACGCAAGTCTATGTTTTCAAACTTGAACTCATACGTCTCGCTTTGTAAAAGCTTGCTATTTATAATATCTTCCAGATCGGTCTGAAGCGGTTCTACTACGCTTTGCACGTATACTCGAATAGCTTCTTCTGCTACATTACCACCTAAAGCTCCGGTGACACGAACACCAACTCTTTCTGGTGGCATAGAATAAGCGATGAGAATATCATCCCTACGCATTTGTTCGTAAAGCCTAAAGCTCGCTTCTTTGACTTCGGTAGATAAAGGTTTGTAAGTGAAGGTGCAATTCTCAGGCTGAGACACGACTAAGGTTCGGTGTGCATTCTCATTACCCTTGAATTCCCCATTCAAAAATTCTGTAATAGTCTTGTCAGACCCTTCTTCCCAGTCACCTTCTAGAATAATGATAGCAGAGGGTATGCCATAGTTCTCAAAGAACGCCAGATTATAATCTCGCAGACTAATCAATCCTAAAATATCACCTATAGCCGAGATTCCATTTGGTACTCCATAATAGTCAGACTTGGGGTAGAAGTTCTTATAGAAAATCAGCTCATTAGCACGTGTGTCGTAGTCGAACTTTCCTTCTCTCCCATCTTTGGCAGAGATGTCTTTCTCTAAGCCAAACTTCTTAAACCAAACCTTATTGCCGTTGCGTATCTGACAATACTTCTCTCCGGATGAATGTACTCTGATGGTATGTGCTGGAACGTGATAGATCTGTGCAGGTGTTCCTAAGTTGTTCCTCACTACCTCCAACCCAAACCACCCTATGGATCCCCAGTCAATCAGAAGTTGTTTCAGAATAGTTCTCAGATGCTCTTCAGGGTTTGGATTATCTAAGAATTCATGTAGTCGTTTAAACTCAGCATCATTCTCTTTACATCCTTCACGGAGTTGAAGATTCCATCCTAAACCAGCTACGTCAATAGCTAACTGATTTATACATCGCATGTATATGGCGTTAGATTCATAAAGTGTAAGCAGCACATCCGGAGAATAAGGAGGCCAAATCAAATCGTTCTGCTTCATCCAATGAGATGTCTCTTTAAGCTGTTGTGATTCTTTCTGCTTCACTGCTGCTTTCTTCAAAACAGAGTATGGATAAACACCCTTGGATGTCTGAATATATACTTTGCCTTTCTTAGTCTCAGCCATTTGTCTTTCCTTGCTTATTGTCAAATACTACCAAATGTGCACCCAGATCTACATCTAATAATCTTTCATCTGCTAAAGTTTCGTAGTAGAGCTTGACTTCTTCATCATAACTAATATCAAGTATCACTCGCCTGCAGTTCTTTGGTATTATTCCAGCAGACTCCAACTCTTCTATTAGGCGAGTGTCATGTCCTGTGATAGTTTTCTTGAACATAGTCTACTTTCCTTCATAATTCTATGCAGCATAAACATAGCCCTTCCTGGACGGTCTTTCTACTGAATAAATGACATATCTCAGAGCATCACAAGTATGGTCATTCTTTTTAAGAGGTATATCTTTTGGGTTGTTACTCTTTGTCCCTTCTGGGTATTTATAAGAAGCAAGCTCTTGACAAGTATGTTTACAACTGTTGAAGATAAATAAGCTAGGCTTCCCATTTGCTTTGACTTTGAGTTTACTCTGTACCAGTTCAATACCCTTACTGATATCTTTTCTCGCTGGTTTTGTTATAATACCTGCCTTCCTGAGTTCGGCCCTGTCACCTGCGTTTTCCGGATCAGCCCAAGAAGCTACATACTGCTCATCCTTACTCAATCGCTTGACAGCTGAAATATGTTCTCCTATACCAGTCTTGGCTTTGTAATACTCACGATAGACATACCAATTATCATCACCGTCCTGTGCTAGCCAAAGACACACGAAGGGATTAGTAAAACCAAAATCAAAGCCTCTGTATCTTCTCCAGGTATCAGGTATCTTGAAAGGCTTAATAACATGTGTGGCACGATTGTAGCTTTTATACACTGCTCCATAGAAGGAAGCAAAATGTCCTTTGATACGAGTAGCCTGTACTTCTTCTGGCCATTGTGCTATCATACTATCTATTCGTTCATCTGCAACATACCCACCTCTTGAAACACGGTTCGAGTTTAGGTCTGCGTAAAATACTTCATCCGTGGGCGGTAAATCTTCAATCCGTTCTTCCAGAAAAGGTTGTGGTACTATAGGTGTCATTGACCAGCTCAGGTAACCCTTCTTTACCATAAGCCTGGCCATTATCTCATCAAATATGCCTTGAAAATCATGGTGGCACTGCTCATCACAATAACAAGAGTCAATAGCTCTACCCTGAAATAATTCTCTCCCCTGGTTGAAAGCCTTGAATTCTATCCTAGTGCCATTTTTAAGAAGGACTTTCTTTGGTACTCTGTCCTGCCCGTAACTGACACTGAAGATATGGTGTTGAGGAATGAACTTCTTCAAGTTCTCCTCCCAAAGAATATCTCTAGCTTGTTCCCAGCTTTCTATGCATACCCAATGAAGTCCTTGATGGATAGTTCTATAAGGATGAACACCCATAGCTACTTGTGCTAAATCAATCATGTTAGTATGTGTCTTACCTGACTGGTTGCCACCAAAAAACCAGCGTATATTCGCCTTCGATTTGTGAAAGGCCTTCTGCACATCATCCAAAGGCTTATATAAAGCAAGCTCTTTACCTAACCACTTTATTTCTTCAATCGTAAGCATTACGCTTCTTTCTCAAGTCTACCAAGTACATTATCATTACTAGTAACATTCTCACCACTTGTGTTTTTCATCGTCTGACGTAGCAGGACTTCTTTGCTATCCTTCTCTCGATACTCCAACACCCATGGATTTCCAGATGTGTCTATTACTTTGTCTGCTTTCACCATATCCTGTATGTTTGCAATACCATCATTGTCAGGTGCCACTTTATTAGGTGCGTAATTCGGTTGTGAGGTTGCCAGGACTGCTCCATCGGCACCAGTCAGTTTGTCTAAATCATTCTGTGCAGTATTTATTGCCGCAGGTATAGTAGTACCAGTGTCTTCCAGGATATCGTGCAACCGTTCAGCACCTGAATATGCCTCACTGTCGTGCTCAGTCAAGTCTTCAGACCAGACAGCATCGGCTATTTCACCTGCCGTCGGAGCAGTGCCAGCAGGATCAGGCACCACGATATTCGGAGCATAGTTCGGCTGAGAACTGTTGAGTATTACACCATCCGTGCCGGTTATTATATCCAAGTCCGCCTGCGCTGTATCCAGCTTGCCTGCCAGGATGCTCTGGTCAGCAGGATCATCAGGGAGATTGTCTGTCTTAGACTTGATAGCAGCAACATCTCCGGTGCCTCCAGCTTTGATTATGTTGTGTATATTCGCAATGTTCGTGTTGTCTGGTACCACAGTATTCGGAGCATAGTTGGGTTGTGAACTGTCAAGCACTACACCGTTAGTTCCAGTAATGATGTCTAGATCTGCCTGCGCAGTATCAAGCTTTCCTTCAAGAACACTTTGATCGGCAGGATCGTCTGGCAAATTATCAGTCTTCGCTTTAATCGCTGTAACATCACCAGCACCGGTAGGCTTGATCAAATTGTAAGTACTGGCTATGGTCGTATTGTCAGGAACCACCGTATTGGCACCGTCTGTTCCTCTCATGTCATCGTTGACTTTGCACGCTTCTATTTTGTGTGTCGCAGGATCATAGCCAGAATCTGCAAAATCTTTCAGGTCTGTGGCACTTTGTGCGTCTCCACCTATCTGGGTGACATTAACCTCTGCACCCGCTACATCCGCAGCAGTGGCGGTGGTCCAGTTGTCTTGATTGATTTGCAACTCATCCGTGTCGGCCAGTATCGCGTTCACATCGGCACCTATATCGTTGCCGGTTTGTGTCACGCCACCAATCTTTTTAGCATTGACATCCAGCGAGCCGGACAAATCCTGAGCGTCAGATGAGATGAGTATTTTATTGTCTGAGCCTTTAGCGTTTGTAGTTATTAACGCCAGGTTGTCTGAAGCCGTACCGCTTTCATTGATTCTTTCGATATTGACGTTTGGCAAATCGCCCACCGTCGACGTCTCTGTTGTCTTGCCATTGTATTTCCTGCAGTCTGAAGCAATGTAGCCAGCAGTACCATTTTCAAGTGCTGCTTCCAAATTATTAGCAGCAATTGTGTCATCACTTATCTGTTTAATATTCACGTCTAAATAATCAGAGCCGAACAAAGCATCATAAGCATTTTGTGAGAGTACCATAAAATCATGCCAGACAGACAATGCTCCGTTCTTATGCACGCACAACTTCAATCGTCCGAGTGTATTGGTGTCAGTCGCATCTAGAGGACAATCATACATACCTAACTCATCATGCGTGCAAGAAGTTGCGTCATTCTTCTGAGCAAAATCTCCACCATTCTTAGAAAGCCTTACATCTGACTGAGCAATTGTTAGACCAGTCTCTTCTGTGTTACCATCGATGTCATCCAGAAATGGCCCAATCTTTACAGTTGCAGCTGTTGATTGTCGTAAGTATTGCATTTTTTAGTTCTCTCGCATTTGTTTATAATGATTCATAAATACAGGCTTAGGTATGTCCAATGTTAATTCTCGAGTGTAACCACTCGCTTGCATATTAGTGTGGCCAGAATTCCTGGATTGAACTGCATAGATATATCTGTAAGCCAGCGTGTTGCAGGTTATAGACAAAACATCTTTCAAAACGCCACCTTTGTCGACGAAATTTCTGGTGGTTATGTACGCCAACAAATTACTTCCACTGCGTTCCACTACTACATAATAATCTGTATTTGGTTCAGGCCCCGGAGCAAGCCAGCCATCCGACACAAGTTCGCCACCAGTCATTGAGAGTATTTTCAATTGTTCAGTGTCATCGTAAGCATGGAATTCCAATTCATCTTTGTCGTTTACGTACATATAATTCCAATCATGTAATTCATTTGCCAGTGCCCAGTGAACTACAAAGCCATAGTTTTGTATATCGTGAAACTGCACGATGAAACGATGAGAGAAATCCCCGCTGAAATGATTCACACCTTTGTCAGCATAGACGTACGAAGAGACATTCCTGTCCAGACCCGTCCATGTCACTTGTTTAGTTGTACGGGTTATGTCACTACCTGGATCAACTTCTGTATAATTATTGAAGTTCTCCACTTTCGTCTCCGATATCATCTATATCTACGTTCCACCCAGATTGTGTATACTCTTCTTCTAAAAGTGCTCTGTACTGAGACAAAGCCTCGGCCACCATTAACATCTTGGATTTCCAGACACGGTAAAATCTCTCCCAGTCTTCATCTGAAAGCACTGTAGCGTATGCAAATCTAGCTTTCAACTTCGCAGGCAATTTGCTATATGTCTCTTCGGTTATACCTACTGTCTTCCACTCAGCGAAAATATTATGTAACTTTTTCAATACATTTTGAGCCTTGCTGAGATATTGATACCTGTTATGATTGGTCGTACATGTCTTTGGAAACTTTATCATTCTCCAAACCTTTCTTTAAGCTTCTGTCTTATTTCCTCGGCGATGTTGTCATCCATGGAAGATTCAACCAATCCCATTAAACCCTCTATGGCTTTCAATTTAGGCAGCATGTAATTTGCTATATTGCTCATTGCTCCTGGGTCTCCCCAGGCAGATTCAATCCAGGTCTCCATAAAAGAAGCTTTCTTTTTCTTCTCTACGTTCTCAATTGCTTTACGAAGATCTGCAATGGAGAATTTGTTGGTGGAGCCCTTAGGACGCCCATTGCCTTTTCGCTTAGGGTCATAACCCTTTTTGAATTGACCTGGTTGTGAGCCGTATCCCTTTCTAGCCATTCAACTTATACTCAATAAACATTTTTTAGCATTTGTTAAATGTATTTTTCAATCCTTATTATATACGCACGCACGCGTTACTTAACTAGAAAAAACTGAGGCATGTCTTATCCTAGGTAGTCTATGGTAGTCTTTACTAGCCTATACTACAACACAAAAAAAATTTTTAGCAAAATCTCAAGTAGTTCTCAATTTCTCAAGTAATATAGGCCTAATCCGACTGCGTCCGCTTCATCGGGTTGTGTTATTTCTACCCCCAAATGTTTTTTAATTCTCTTCTGAGTGATGTGCTTCGGAACACTACCTTTCCATTTGCGAACAGGTATAAGTTCTACCTGCATGCGTCTACTTACACACATGCTTCTGAGCGTGTAAACAAAACCTGTGAGCTTAAGGACTGAGCCACTGTTGCTTGCTGCTCTTCCTTTCACACTGCCTATGAAAAGCTCTGGCTCTTCAATAACAACTCTGCTAACATCATATTTCTTACAGAGTGAGATTAGTTCTAGTGTGATTAAATCCAACCTCTGCAGCCATTTCAGTTCTTTGTTTGTGACAGTCACTACGCCACTTCTGATATATTCACCAGCCACAAACAAAGCCCAACCAGCTCGTCTTGTTCCAGGATCAATAGCTAATAGTCTATCTTTCATCATCATAGACTATAAGACAAAAGTCTTCGTTCGTAAGCAAAAAGTCTTCGTCATAGAGAGAGACATGATTTTTTAGCCGAAGGCTCAATCAAAGGTAGACTCTCATAAAGTCTTATATATAAAGAACTTACGTAAATTCTCGTAAAGTCTTGCTAGATAAGAACTTGTGAGAAGAATCTTTGTTGTACGAAGACTTTTGGTACATTCAGATGACTAAAATCAGACTTTGAGCTATGAGTTAGATAGGGATAGGTATAGTATAGTAGGATAGATATAGTATATAGACATATTATTATATTATTATATTTATATATTTGATATATTAGTATACCTTAAAAAAGGATGTATAAAAGAGAGTGAAAAAACCTTCGTTTTCCTTTATTATATATACATCATCCTACACAGACAAGTTTTTTCACGCACATATAAATTCGAAAACCTAAACGCCGTGAAATATGTAATTAAGCAATTATAATAAATAAAAATCAAAGAGTCATAAGTCTTTATTCTACAAGCACTTAACCAGATTTTTCTCACTCAAATATTCATTTTGACTGCCTTTTTTGAACCAAAATGATATGTTCAAAACAAAAAAGGAACAAATTATGGCCCGTAAACCTACTTATACAGAGAAAGAGTTTAAATCTGCCTACAGAAAAGCTAAATCTGTTAAAGAGCTAGCAAGTATGTTGAACTTGTCAATACCTGCAGTGAATTATAACCGACAGAAGTATAACCTGAGCTATGGTAAACCAGGTAGACCAATTTCTAAAGCTAGCAAGAAATTTAGTTTCAAGTTAGCCAGGAGCTACACTCTAGACACTACTCAGCTTGAATTAGCTCAGCGGTTTGATATAACCACTCAGACCGTACGTAACCATTTAAGTAAGTTTATCTATCGTCCTAAGGAATATAGGCTATATCCAAAGCTACCTGTGCCTGAAAAGATATCAGATATTCCTTACTTGCACAGACTTGCCAAAGATTTGAAGAATCCCAAAATATCTCGAAAGAAAGCTTATCAGAGATACCAATCTGCTCATACTCTCACCTACGAAATAGCTCATAGATACATGTATGATACTTCTTTACGGGATTTAGCTAGGCATTTCCACAAGTTGATTCCAGTCATCAAAAAACACCTAGAGAAGTTTGTGCTCTATCCTCAGGAATATAACCTTCTGAAAGACAAAACAATAAAATACAGAGGCAAGACTTATTCTAAGCTACCACCTCCACGCCGCATAGAGCACATCAAAGTCATAAACCTTTTAATAGCAGACCCGGAAGCCATTGAAAGACCTACTAAGTTGCTTAACCCTAAGCTGCCTGGAATATCACGCAAACTAGTGACTGACTATTTCACTCAGGGTAAAAGAACGCTGGAGGAATACGAGGGAATCAAATGATGATGGAGGATTACCAGTTCACAATTTATGTTTACGAATGCGGTAATTGTGGCCATAGAATCGCTCAAGAAGAATATGAGCAAATGATTTATAGGGATATTGAATGTCCAACATGCGGTCAACGTTTGATATCTGACTATATCCCAATATATATGAATGTAGATTTTGGTGATAGTGAATTAAAATGAGTGGAAATCCAATGAAATGAGTTTAAGGGTGTATCAAAAATGGAAAAGTTAAAATCAATTCTAATCGGTCTGGTTATAACGATCTTGATAGGATTTGGGACACAACAAATCGCTAAGCGGCAAATGAAGCACGAGGCTGAAATTAAAAAACTGAAGCAGCAGTTGTGTGAAGCACAGGACTATGTACCCAGCATCAAAGAGCTGCAACAGAGACTATGCAATGCCGGATATCCCGTCAAGGTGGATGGTATTTGGGGCAGAGAAACAGAAGAAGCGCTAAAGAGGTGTGTATGTGACAGGTACGCAAGAGAGTATTTTGAAGACGAAAGGAGCAGGTAAAATGATAGAAGCAGTTGAAGTACATGAAACACAAATCACAAAACCAGTCAGCGTAGTATTGCACGAGTACAATCATGATATAAAGACTCGTGTTATGTTGGAACACCCTGTGTTGACAGGTATGTGGTTTGGGATTGGTTTGGCACTGTCAGGGATTGCATTAGTAATTCTCTGCTGGGCGATAGGATTACTTTTGACAATCATAGGTTATACTACAGTTTCAAATTTAATGCAGTAAAGGAGGACAGAATGTATATCGCAAAAGTGACAGAATTTCCAACGTGTGATATCTGCGGACAGAAAGATGCGGTTGTCGATGGCAAGACAACCTTCGGCAGTTGGGCCTACATGTGCGATGACTGCTTCAAAGCATATGGCAGAGGATTAGGTATAGGAAAGGGACAAATACTAGTTTTAGAAAGAGAACAAGATTATGATGGAAAGACAGGCAATTAAAAAGTGTCACTTAATGAAAGACACAACTATAACAGAAGACAGGAAGCTCAGACTGCATTCTATTTCTTGCCCAGTTATTAAGTGGAAGTACGGCACACCAGCAAAGGAAATGCAATACTTTGTGTATCTTGAGGGTGTGGAAAATCTTACTACAATTCAATTGAGTATTAACGGTGAATAAGAATATGGAAAGGATAAGCCATGTGCAGACCAGCGTCAATGATAGCTACGAAAGACAAGATTTTCTGGAGTAAAACAAATGAGAGCCATACAGACATCATTGAAGAATTCGGCCTGAGAGAGCAAGATGTACGAGGTGAGTTTTTGATTGTACCTATTGAAATTAAGCCGCCAGAGGGAGACATGCTCCGGCCCTTGGATGAATGGGTCTATTCGATAGATATGGGTAGCTTCAAACGAGATTGTATACCTTCTTGGTATGATGAGGAGAAGGTAGAAAGGCGGGCAAGGACTGAGTTAGAGGAGTGGTTTAAGCAAAAAGTTATCCCACCAGGTAAGAGTCGAACAGTCAAGTACGCTAATGCTTATTGTTATGGTGCAGTAAAAGCTGAGATGGGTTCAGTTGTAGAAGTCCGAGGTGAAGGTGAAGCTGTGGCCTGTGACAATAGTGTTATTGATGTATATGAGAAAGGCTCTGTGTTAGGACGGGACCATTGCCTAATCGCCTCATATAACAATACCTTTGTCAATGCCTATGATGATGCTTATGTATGCGCCTTTGATGATAGCACTGTCAGTTCCTTTGGTAACAATCTTATTGATGCTTATGATCATAGTATGATTGAAGCTTTCAACAATAGCATTGTTCGAGCTCATCATTATAGCTTGGTTAAAACACACGACAACGCAATTGTACGAGCTGAGTATGGTTCAAAAGTTATAGCTCACGATGACAGCGTTGTAATGGCTCACTTTGATAGCCAGGTCACCGGTCACGATAGAAGCATAATCATAGGCTATGCTGATATACCAAACAAGAAAATCCTTTCTAAGGAAGCCTTACTAGTAGATAGAAGTTAAGGGGGTTGTGTTATGGAAAGACAAGAATATTACATGCTAAAAAATCTCAAAACAAATCTGTATTTTGGAGGTTTCTCTAAGGAAGTACGAAATAAACCTATATGGGTCTCTGAGCCAACCGAAGCTAAGGTTTTTAAAGAGATGGAAGCTTTGCGTATGCAGCGACGTTTAGAGTGTCAGTATTTGCCTTATCAAAAGATAGTCATGGAGGAGAAATGAGTAGGCGCTACAGGGTAATTTACGCTGACCCACCTTGGAAACACCTGGGTAGATATCGTTCAGCAACTAAATCTAGAGATCCAATTTATTATCCTAGGATGTCCACTAAGGAGATATGTGACTTACCTGTTAAAGAATTAGCTGATAAACCCTCTGTGTTGTTTTTATGGGTTACAGATGGTAAACTAGATAAAGCCATGCGCGTTATAAGAAGTTGGGGTTTTAAGTATAAGACTGTGGCTTTTGTCTGGTTAAAACTTTCAGCTAAATCTCTAAGGCCTGTTAAAATAGTTTCTCCTTGGTTCATGAAGTCTACGGAGATATGCTTATTAGGTGTTAAAGGCAAAGTACATCCTCATAGACTAACTACAGTGGATCAATTAGTTATAGCTCCTCGAACGAGACATTCTGAAAAGCCTCATCAAGTCAGACAGCGTATAGAGCTTATGTTTCCTACATCCTCCAAGATAGAACTATTTGCTCGTAAGAAGTATCCAGGTTGGGATGCATGGGGAAACGAAGTAGAAAGTGATATAGAATTATGACTAACCGAACTCTTATGCCTCATCAACAAAAAGCTTTAGACTTTTTACATGAGCGTAATGGTCAAGCTGCTTTGTTTTTAGCCTGCGGTACAGGCAAAACCCTAATAGCCATACGCTTCATTCTAGAGCATAATCTACTGCCTGCTCTTATTCTTTGCCGCAGGGATGATTATTATACCTGGCAACAAGAATTAGCCTCAGAGGGTATATCCGAAAGCAATATTCAATTTATACACTCGAGTCTGCAAGAGCTGGTTCCACACCCTGTCTGGACTCTATGTACCTATGATTTGGTACGTAATAAACGCATCTACACCTACATACGAAACTACCAGTGGAGATGTACTGTAGCTGATGAATCCCATACCATAAAGCGTTGGCGAGCTCAACGAACAAAAATGACTATACACGCTACTAGACACATACCTTGTCGTATAGCTATGACAGGTACGCCTATTACTAATGACCCCGGGGATGTCTTTACCCAATGCTTATTTGTAGATGATGGTAGACTTTTTGGTTCTAACTACTGGAACTTCCGTAGCACATACTATGTACAATCAGGCCCAGGGTGGTATTTACGCCACAATGCTAAACGCATTATTGTTAATAAACTACAATCTCTAGCTTATCATGTTGATGTAGACGATGTACTTAACCTTCCACCAGTAAGGCATTTTGTCAAAGCCGTACCCATGTCAGGCCAACAACGTAGATATTGTAAAAAAATACTAGAAGAGTGGGAACTAGAGCTACCAAACTACGAGGTCATTGAAATCAATCAAGTGGTAGCACAACTCACTAAACTGCGTCAAGTGGCTAGTGGTTTTGTGTATAACAAAAAACATAAGCCCGTCTGGTTAAAGTCACCAAAGTTGAAACTACTGAAAGAACTACTTATTTCAGAGGACTATTTTGGTTCTAAAAAGAAGATTGTTATTTGGTGCTCGCATACTGCCGAGATACGTCAAATTTATAGACTTGTCACTAGGGAGCTTAATCAACAGGCCATGTTGTTTACAAGCTCTGTAGGTTCCAAAAACAAATTACGAGCAAGACAAATGTTCCTAAAAGAAGACTCAATTAGGTTTTTTATTGGTCAAGTAGATAGTGGAGTAGGCATGAATGAACTTGCAGTTTCAGACACAGCTATTTACTTTAGCAATTCTTTCAAGGTAGCTTCTCGTCAACAGTCAGAGGCTCGTATAAGACGTAGAGGCTCAGAGAAACATAAAGCCATTACTTACGTTGACCTTGTCTGTGAAGGAAGTATAGACGAGCATATATTAAAAAGCTTACAGGCTCACAGGAATATAGCTAACTATATATTATCTCGGCTGCGTGAGAAACGGCGAATCTCAACTATATTTCAAAAAGATGTTTATGCGAAGTAAACTTTTATGTTATGATCCAAAATTAAAAAATAGTCTTAACAAGAAAGGAGCAACGCAATGGAAACTTCAAAGCTAAGAGAGCAGCTAAGCAACATTCAGAAACTGCTAGAAGAGAAGGAAGAGCTTGAAGCCCGCTTACAGAAGGTCTCCAAAGAGGTTGAGGACTTATTAAAGAAACTTCTACCTAAGCCTAAACCTAAACGCGGGTTAGCCCATTCTCTTGACTACTATCTAATCAGAGCAATGGCTCCAGGAGCACATATGACCCCCTCGGAAATAGCAGCTAAAGTAGTTGAGTTGGGTTATCCTTCAAGTAACAAATCACTCGCGTCTTATATACAAACATATATAACAAAGAAGAGGAAGGATATTGTAAAAGTAAGACATGGAGTTTATATGCGTAGGGACAACAGAAATCTAGTTCAAATTCACCAACTCAACAATAAGGAATTTAATTATGAAAAAGCTAATTGTTGACAACCCATTTCAAGACCCTGTTATACCAAAGAGGACTTCCTGGTCATACTCTTCTCTGAAGTTATTCAGGAAGTGTAAAAGAAAATTCTACTGGCAGTACATATTACGCTTATCTCCCAGAAGAGAACCAAGTGCATTGGTTATTAGTAGCGCCATACACGAAGCCTTAGCCAAATGGTATTCATCAAAAAGAGCTTCCATGAAAAGAATATCTGCCAACATTATTACTACTGTTCAAAAAAAGGCTGAAGAAAATATCAATTTCTACGATCAAGATGAGTATGATGATCTTATTGTCACACTCAATACTCTTCAGGGTATACTCACTGCCTATGCAGAATTGTATGCTGATGATAGTCAACTTTGGAAACTTACAAAGAAGAATGTAGAAACTTGGTTTAGTGTTAATCTCGGGCCCTTCGATTTTAAGGGTCGCATAGATTTATTGCCCACAGTTAAGGGTAAGCTTCTTGTTGTGGATCATAAGATTGTAAGCCGTATAGGTGAATCATATGTAGAAAGGCTCCCATTGGATGGCCAACTGCGAGGCTATATTCTGGGTGTATCACCTAAAAGAAAAGTTTCAAAGGTGGTTTACAACTTGATACGTAAATGCAAACTCCGGCAGAAATCACAAGAATCACTTAAGGAGTTTACTGAGAGAATTCGACGAGATTATTTAAATCGTCCAGACTTTTACTTTCAACGAGAGACGCTAAGGTTTTCTAAGAGTGATGTAGAAGCTTTTGAGTATGATTTACGAAAAACACATGCAGAGTTTGCTTGGCTGGTTAATCACTCTATCGACCCACTTGACCCTAGAGATTGGCCCTGCAATGACGCTATGTGTGATGAGTACTTTAGGACATGCGAGTACTTTCCTCTTTGCACACAAGGTCTAGATCGTGGTACAGCCAGATTATATACACAGTACAACAAGTAATGTTTAAGTTAAAGAAAGGTGACTTTTCAAAATGATAAAGAAGAAATCAAAAAAGAAAATCAAAACCACGTTGGCTCTACCAACCAAAAAATCAGTGGTGGCTCAAACCATACGAGACTACATCATTATGATTTACGGGCCTCCAGGAATTGGTAAAACTACATTTGTTAATGACTTGTCAGACAAAGTATTGTTCATTTCTACAGACCGCGGCACACGATATATGTCGGCTCTGAGGCACGAAGTGTCTAATTACAGAGAACTTGATAAAGTACTATCTGCTCTTGAACAAAGAGGAGCGCAGAGTTATGACATTATCTGTTTAGACCATATTGATGACATATGTACTATGGTAGAAGATTATACCTGCGAGCAACTAGGGATTGACGCTCTCGGAGATATAGGCTATGCTAAAGGTTGGAAGATGTACAAGAGAGGTATTTGGTCTATTCTACAGCGTCTGTTAAGGCTAAACAGAGGCATAGCACTTATCGCTCATGAGTCTATTAAGACAATTCGTACTCGTGTGGTTGAAACTGAACGAACTATGCCCGACATAGGAAAGTCAGCCTGGAAAGTACTTGTGCCTGCATGTGACCTAGTGGGTTATTGTGGCTTCAAGGTGGTTAAGAAGAACGGCAAACGAAAACAAGTACGTGTTATACGAACATCCCCTTTGGAGTCCATCTACGCGAAGGACCGAACTACTCGCAATAAACCTGAGGAAGGTTATGAGTTATTAAACGGTAAGCAATTTGCCAAAAGTTTCATTAAAAAGAAAGGAGTTTAGTTTTATGTGTAGGATACTTAAAAGTGACAGCCTTGGAAAGGAGGATGAAGATGAAGGATATGAAGAGGATGGGGGAGATACAAGACTAGGCAGATTAGGTTTGTTGGATGAAGAAAATGATAATGAAAATTCAAGAAAGTAAAAAAGAAAGGAGCATAACTATGGCAAAAAAGAAAAGAAAAGTAGATGATGAGCATGTTGTTGTACCTGTGGATGACCAGCTTGATGAGATATTTGAAAGGTCTTGGGGAGAAGTAGAAGCTAAGTCCTTCGATGAAATCCCTGATGGGACCTATCAGACAAGAGTTATAGCAGCGGTCATTAACAATGCTCACAGCAGTGGGCGACTACAATGTAGTTGGGAGTTTCTGATTGTAGAGGGTGAATATAAAGGAAGACACATTTATTTGCACCAGGGTCTGAACACAGAGGATGGTATTGCCTACTTCAAAGGTAGTTTAGTTCGCTTAGGTTATGACGAACCCAAGTCCTCTCAAGAGCTTAAAAAGACGCTTGAGGAGATAGTTGAAGGACCCACCTATGCTGTTGTTCGACTTTCAACTCGTAAGAGAAGGGTTGAAGGAAAACTACAAGAGATACAAAACAAGCGTATTATAAAAGCTCTTGACTCTGATGAAGTAGATGATGAATTCGATGAGGATGAGCTAACCCCTTCTCTTAACGCCACCCCTACTGAAGAAGAAGAAGAAGCCCTTCCGGATGAGGAAGAAGAAGAGGTAGAGGAAGAGGAAGAAGAGGAAGAAGAGGAAGAAGAGGAAGAAGAGGAAGAGATTACTCTTCAAAAAGGTGACCGGGTAAGTGCTGAAATTGAAGGTGAAGTCTATGAAGGAACAGTGCTTAAGGTTAAGAAGAACACTGCTCTTGTAGAATTTGACGATGGAGATCAACTTGATATAGAATTGGATGACCTTGAAAAGCTACCCTCTGGTGAAGAGGAAGATGAAGATGAAGAAGAAGAACCAAGTTGTAGCCTAGCTTCTACAAAATTCAGTCCTGCCAACAGACGAGCGCTTAAAAAGCTTGCTAAACAGCATGACTTTGACCCCAAAGACTTTAACAACAATGCCGAACTACTATGTGAGATAGGTGACTACTGTGGTTTATCAGGTGAGTTCAAGAACCCTTCAATCTTAATCAAAGCCATTGAGGAAGTAGCGGCAGAATGATTACTTCATTAGTTAGATACGTTCGGAAGCACGTAAATCCCGAGGAGTATTATAAGTCTATCTTCCCCGAGGTATCCTGGGCTCCTGGAAGTTCTGAGGCTAAGGTTCTTTCTCCATTTATAGAGGAGAAAGAGCCTAGCCTTACTCTTAACAAAGAGACAGGCGCATGGTATTCTTTTTGTGCCTCAGACAGAAGAGGTGGTAGTTCTATCGTGTCTTTTCAAGCAGCTTATGACGAGTGTAGTAATAAAGAGGCTGCTATGACTATATATCACAGGTTCATACACCCTGTGGTTAATGAGTCGGTTATTCGTAAATATGCGAGAAGATTGTACAAGACTCCAACTGTTCTAAAATATCTTCGCAGTCGTCGACTCAGTAGCAAAGTTATAAAGAACTTCAAGCTAGGTTGGAACGGCAGTAGAATCACTATACCTATTTACAACGAGCTAGATGTATGCACCAATGTTAAAATGTATGACCCTAGCAAGAAAACCAAATATAAGATGATAAATTACAAACACTCCAAAGAATCTCGTTCTTACGGCAGTCCTGCTATTCTATATCCTGTAAAAGAAGTAATAGAAGCTAGTCCTGAAGAACCACTGTTCATCTGTGAGGGCGAGTGGGATGCTCTTAGTTTAATAGGCTTGGGTCTAAGAGCTGTTACTTCAACTGCAGGTGCTGGTACTTGGCCCGGGTTCTACAATGAGCTGTTTAAAGACAGACTGGTTGTATTAGTTTATGATAATGATAAAGCAGGTAAAGAAGGTGCTAAGTTAGTCTTTAAGCAGTTGTTGAATATAGCTAAAACCATTAAGCAATTAGAAGTCCCTAAAAAGTATGGCAAAGATGTTAATGACTACATTCTTAAAAAGCCTAAAACAAGAATTGGTCAATTCTGGTTGGATTGGGTAAATCGAGTAGAACCATTAGTAGTCAATCCAGATAAACTCGTGAGTACACCAAAAGCTGAAGTTATAGAAGTTTCACTTGACCAGGCTAGTAATGCTGACTATTACAATAATAGACTAAGAGTTCAAGCCTTAGTAGCAGGTAAGGACTATGAGCCTTATCTACTCACTAAAAAGGCTAGGGTCATTTGCGAAGGTAGTTGTGAGAATTGTCCTATAGCAGAAAGTCAAAATGGTTATAAAGAGTTAGAGTTAAATTATGATGACTCTATGGTACTTAAAATGATTGATGCTACGGACGAGCTCATACGCAGGATGATACTCTGCAAAGTAGGTGTGCCGAAGATTAAAAGTTGTAAGGCAAGAGTGGAAAGGTTGGAGACCTTTAATGTCTTACGAATAAGTATCATACCTACCCTAGACTCCCAGTCAAGAGAATACACTACCAAAACAGCTTACTACATCGGACAAAATCTACTGGCTAATAAGGCCTATCAGTTTGAGGGCGTTTTAGTACCGCTACCAAAAAACCAATGTGCTACTTTCCTATTCGATACTGCCAGGCCTCTACAAAGTGATATAGATAGTTTTGAACTGACACGAAAACAGGCTCATAAATTAGCAGCTAATTTTAAACCCAAAAATCTAACTTATTTAGGCAAATTACAAGATATAGCAGACTGGCAATCTTCGTATGTTACTAAGATAATCAATAGGCCCAATCTACATATCGCCGTAGACTTAGCTTTTCATTCTGTATCTTCCTTTTGGTTTAACCAAGAGTTTGTCCCTCGTGGAATGTTGGATATATTGATTTTAGGTGACACCAAATGCGGCAAGGGCTATGTCACTGAAAGGCTATGCAAGTTTTATAAACTAGGTGATGTAGCTTCAGGTGATAATTGCAGCTTTGCTGGTTTAGTTGGAGGTCTTCAGAAATTAAATAGCAACTGGAGAATAAGCTGGGGGCTTCTACCCCTAAACCATAAAAGGCTAGTTATTATAGATGAAGCTTCAAGTATGACGAAGAGAGATATAAGTAGGATGAGCCGTATACGTTCCGAAGGCGTGGCTGAGCTAGTGAAGATAATCAGAGAAACTACTCAAGCTAATGTCCGACTGATATGGCTTTCTAACCCTCGTAGTGGTAACAAGATGTATACCTACAACACAGGTGTAGAAGCTGTTAGAGAGCTAATTGGAGCTGTAGAAGATATTAGCCGATTTGATTTTGTTTTTACCGTAGCAACTGATGAAGTAGCAAGCGAGGATATAAACATCTTTGCTAAGCAGTTTACGCATAAGAATTTCTCAGGTGATTATGAACAGGAGTTGTTCCAAGCTCTAGTTATGTGGGCCTGGTCAAGAAAGCCTGAACAAGTAGTCTTTACAGACAAAGCCACTAGAAAGATTGTAAATAAGACTACAGAGTTCGCTGAAAAATACTCTTCTGCTATACCCATTGTTCAATCCGAAAA